GGCTTTTTCTACTAAGTTGCTTAGTTAGCGCCTGGGCTACCGTACATACCTAGTGGGTCTGAATAACCGAAGCTGTAACGTTCACGAGCTTTGTAACGTACGTTACCAGTGTCAAAATCACCGTCCATGCTGTTTTGCAATGGAGTACGTACAAAGTGTTTCATGCCGTTAGGTACATCAGTTGTCAAGAACCATGCGTTGCTATCTGTCAAGAAGTGGTTAATTGTGTAACCTTCTGGGATAGAACCGTTGTTCTTGATAGCGTTGATGTCGTTATCGGTTGTACCAACACGAAGTTCAGTTTCCAACAAACGAGTTGCAACGAATTGCAATGCTGGTGGAACAATCAATTTCTTCGGTTTAGCAGCAATCAATAGACCACGTTCGTCAGTCCAAGCAGCAATTTGAATCACAGCAGCTTCTAATGAAGTTTCGTTCAAGTCAGCTGGTGTTGATGGTGTGTTGCTGTTTGTGGCACCGTTAACAAGTGCGTGTGATGTAGAGAACAATGAGGTACCGTCGCCACCTACAACAGATGGGTTGAAACCGTTGTTCAATACAGCAGCAGCTTTAACTTGTTTAGTGTAAGCCATAGCGCGAGCCAATGCTTTTGTATAACGTGCTGACAATGAATCATACAAGTTATCTTCGATAGCTTCTTCAGTTAAGCTGAAGCCCAAAGCGATTGTTTCGTGGTTGTATCGAGCAGTCCATGCTTCTTGTGCTGAGTCGTAAGCGATGGCAGAACCTTCGTTTTTAACTGGAGCAGCTGAGAAGCCAGACAATTTTGTTTCTTCTTCGAAAGAACGTTCTGAAGTCTCTGTTTCGTAGATTTCTTTATGTTCTTCACCATATCGAGCATATTCCAAACCGAACAATGCGTTCAAACCTGGTAATAGCTCTTTAAGTAATTGAGCGCGTGAAATAGCAGCCATATTAATTTACTCCTTAAGCTACGTAGTAACGGTGACTACCAAATGTAATTTTGGCAAGCACTTCTGGGGTTTGAACAAGAGCCAATGTACCTGACACGGCTACGTTTGATGCAGTTACAGTCAAAGCTTGTGATGTTGCTGAGCTTACTGTAGCAGCTGCTGTCAATGTAGAACCTGTGTATTGTAATTGACCATTAACCAATTGGAACACGTCTGTACCGATAGGAAGTACTTGACCTACTGTTAGACCTGAAACTGTCAATGTAGTAGTACCTGTACCTGATACATATGTTGCACCTGTAGATACTTGAGTGTCTGGAACCAAGCCCATAACACGGAAGTTACCTGTAGATGATGTACCTGCAACCAAAGCACCTGCTGAGTCGCCTGTTGTTGCTGAACCTGTCAATGTGTTACCAGCCATATTAGAGCCAAGGTTACGCAATGAAGCAGAAGCAATAACTGCTGAGCCAGCTGCAGCTGTAACTGCAACTTTGATTACTAAGTCTGGGTCATCAGCAACAATAGCTGTGATGTCGCCAGCAGCCACATTACCTGGGTAATATTGTGACCATAGACGTTGTTTTGTTGTTGGGTTTGTGTAGTAGCAACCCAAGAACACGCCAACAGTAGCCGTAGCTAATGTGTTAGCGATACTGATACATGTACCAACAGTAGCGTTAGTGCCAGTAGTATCAATAGCTACAAAGTCACCATTGTAAATCGCGGTACCGTAGTTATATGCAATAGGGATGTTACGTGTAGAACCTGCATAAACTTGGCCACCGATTAGATTCACAGGTTCAAAGCCGTAAGGGGCTGCAACTTGTGGATAAGCCATATTTAACTCCTAAAAATAAATGTTTTAACTGCCGCTGCCGAACGACGTAGTCGATTTCCGTTCTTGGAAAATAGGCATACGAGGGTCGCTTTGGCGCATTAAGTTATTGTCTACAGCCTCTGTTTGAGCTTGTGTTTGCTTATTAACGTATTCATTACGTTGCGCTACAAATTCATCAGGGGTCTTGCAGAGTAACAACCCGCCGATTTCAACGCCGTCTTTATATTGACTTGATTGGTCGACTAGCAACTGGAACTTAGGTTGTTCGCTAAGTGGTACTGGCTCCCAGCCCTCGCGCAATGCGCGTGATAGGTTTCTAGGGTTCGCTGTACCATTGATTGAAACTGCTACCCAACGATACGAGAAGCCTGGTTGCTTATCTGGTTCTGGTAAAGTTTCTGCAGGTGCCCATTGTTTAGGACGTGCAGCTGTGTCGCGAGTTTCTAAATCTCGTGGGGTTCTTACGTTATTTGTGTTAACTGTATTAACGGCCATTTTGGTTCTCCAATTTAATCACTGAATGTGCATATTGCTCTGGGGTTAAGCCTAGTTTCTTTGCTAACTGGACTTGACGCGTAGTAAGCTTAATCTTATTAGAAGATGTGCTTCTCGTAGCTGGTGCTACCACAGGACTCGGTTTTGTGCGAGTCGGTTCAGGCTGATTATCAGAGACCTCACCGAAGTAATCGGAAAAGTGTTTACGCATAGTGCTGTCTAGCGTACTGTAATATTCGTCTGAGCCAACGATAACGCCACTGCGTTCGAGTTTCTTGTGTACTCCAAGCGCGGCTGCCGTCATCACGTCGTCCTGACCAAACCAAGGATTATTAGTATTCCATTCCTGGGCGCGGCGGTCTGGGCGAGGTGCCGTTGGTTCCGTATATGTGCTTTGTACATCAAAATTTTCTTCTTGTAAAGGGGGTAGCTTAAAATTTTGTGCTTGGCGCAAATTATATGTTGCATTATGCATAGCAGATTGCGCTTCAATCATCTTATCTGCGTCACCTGCATCATATGCTTCACGATATGCGCGCTTCGCAACTTCAAGCTCTAACTCAGCGGCGTTTTGCTTAGTTTCTACAAACTCTTTTTCGCCTGTCTGTAATAACGATTTGATTTTTGCATTCTCTGCTTGTACTGCTTTAGCATAACGAATTGCATCTTCACGTTCTTTATCAGCGGCTTCTTTAGCGCGACGTTCATCGTGCCAAACCTTTTTCAGCTGTTTAAGCTTTTGTTTTACTTCATCGTCGTACTTTTCAAGCTCATCTGTTTCAAGCTTCTCAACGATTTCCTTAGGCATTGGCTCACGGCCTTTATCCTCAGGAGGTGTATCATCTTCAATCTCGATTTCAAACTCAGCTGCTGGAGCTGCGTCCTTATCAATTTCGTCTGGGAATTTAAACTGTTCGTTTTCAAACTCAGGCATCTTGTACTCCTTTATTTGCGTTTAATTCCGCGTGGGTCTAATACAGTACCCTCGACAGAATCATCATTAATCATGCGGAATTCTCTACCGTGAATAACCAACCGAGAGCCAGCGTTAGGGCGAACTAAAATAAAATCGCCTTGCTTGCACCAAGGTCCAGTAGGGAACTTGTTTTTGTCGAGGTAACAATCAGGCCCCATAGCAACCACGAACAATACGGTGGTTAATACTTCTTCCATTCGTAATGTTTCATCGGCTTTAATAAGTCCGTTATCGTATTCTCTTTCTACTTCAGGGATTGCGCACAAAATATGCCAACCTGATGGGGTCGGTAACATCGTGGCTTTCTCTTCATCAGTCGCGTCGCCTACGGCGGCTTTGACTTCTGCATCTTCTTGCTTTTCTTTACGTACCCGTTCAACCATGTTTGATAGGTCTAAGGCTGCTTCAAGCATCAAAGTTCTCCATATTGTCTTTAAGGTCTAATAGGTAATTTCTTGCAGCGAGCAGACCCTGAATCTCACCACAAATTCGTTTGTACTCATCAAATGAGGCGAGAGTACCGGAGGCAACAGCGTCTTGAAGCTGTGCCACCTTATTGTTAATTTCTTTAATTGCTACATCCGCGAGGTCCATTATTCACCTTTTTTGTTTGATGGTGTGGTTGGTGCTGGGCGATTAGCAATCTCAACACGCTGTGTATGTCGGTCATGTGCATGAGTCATACCTTGTTGACGCCGTTGATGCTCCAAATTAGCTACAGTTTTCATTGAGTCTTGTGTCAATCGAGCTTTTTCTAAATTACGAGCATTATGTAAATCAGCTGTTTTTGACAAGGCTGTCATTACTGTTTGCATTTGTGAGCGACGGCTTTCTGCAGCAATGCGCTCACGTTCAATTTGCATTTGTTGTTGTTTCAACGCTGCATCAGTATGGTCTTTCTCTACCTTACGTTCTTGCTCTTGCTGCTTAATTGCCAATTCTTGTTGTTGCATTTGAACGATTGGGTCTTGCGCTTGCTGTTGTGCTTGTTGCTGCGCAGCTTGTTGTTGATTCATTTGTAGCATTTGCTGTGCGGCTTGAGCTAATAGCGGAGCTAATTGCGCTTCCACTTCAGGATTCATATGGTTATCTTCACCGTATTCATCTTTTTGTGGTGGCAATGCGAAGCCGAGTTGTTGCTCAATACCTACACGATACGCAAAACCTAAGTGCTCATTCATATGCGCTTGCATAGCAGCTTGTAGCTGTGGAGCGATAGGGTTGTTTTGTAGTAATGAGATAATCTTAGGGTCTTGCATCGCTGCCATATGCACAGCAATGTGCGCCTGATGGTCTTGGTACTCAAACGCCTTGACAGGTTTTTGCATCAAAATGTTTTGATTTTCTGTCACAGGGTCTAATGGCTTCTGGTCTTCTTCCATCGGCACTAGCTTCTGAGCATTCTTAATACCTAACACATCTAACATCTGACGATGTAGTAATGGCATGTTGTACAACTGAGGACTTTGCGTAGCCAACTGAAGGACAGCTTGATACTGCACAATTTTCTGAGCCATTGTTGAAGCGTTAGGGTCAGATACAGGAATCACATCTACATTATCGTAGTCAGAACGTTTAGCTCTACGTGTACCTTCTTCAGGGTCGTAGTTGTAATCTGGTGGTGTGAACTCTGCAATAATTGCTTTTAACAATACCAACTCTTGCTTCATCGCGTAGTGGATACGTGCTTGAACTGCTGACATTACTTTCAATGAGCGTTCAAGAATAGCAAGTGTAGTACCTACAGGAGCGTTAGCAGACATGTCTGATAACTGTAAATCAGCTGTGTTAGCGAAGCGACGAGCATCTTCAATGATTTGATTCATTAATGACATCAATACTTGGCTAGGTTCTTTGTAAGGCAGTGGGACAATATTGTCGCGCAACGCACCACTTGGGATGTCCACATCACGCCATTCACCTGGGGAGATAGGAGTATCGTCGCCTTTGATTCTTAGTCCACGGGTTTTGAGACCACCTGGCAAGTTGTTAAGTGTACCAGCGTCAACCAACTGACGTGTAAGAGAAGTACCAGATTTAGCATAAGCCCCAATAAGGTGTATAAGACCAAAATGATAAAAACCAAAACCAGGTACATAACCGTAGTGAACAAAGTGCTGACGTTTTTGCTTAGATTCATCTTCAGGGTCCCAGTTACGGCGGATAGCCAAAATAGTTGAGGTGCCTTTTTCAATAGTCACAATGTAAGGTAATTTCATACCTTCTGGGTCTTCGTACCCTGGCAAGTCTAGGTATACTTGCATTTCTAATACTTTGTAACGGTCATCCGTTGTAGCACGGAAGCCCATCTTCTCAGCAATTGCTTTCTCAACTTCATCAAGCGTAGTTGCTGGTTCACCTAAATCAATGTCACGGTAAAAGCCTGACAACTGCAAACGCAACATTTCATTTTCTGTTTTACGCATTACATGCGTAACACGCTCTGCTGACGCTAAATCAGATGCGCCATAAGGAACAACTAAATCTTCGGCTGGTACAAAGATTGACACCTGACGACCAAGTGTTGGGTCGAAATACACCTTTTTAAATGCATTACCAGCTAAACCCAAGCCCCACAACATGCGTTCATGCTCAGGACGATATTCTGTCATTACATCTGTTAACTGGTAGTTCATGTCTTCTTGAACGCGAACAGCAGCTTCTTTTTTCTCAGCGGTCTCTTTACCAATAATCTGTGTCTTAACTGGACCTGCAGCTGGGAACGTAGACATCATTGTTTCTGATTGGAACTTAACTAATGCTTCAGCAAGAATAGGGTGGTATACACCACAAGCGCCTTCCCATGGCTCGGAGCGCTCTTCAATCTTCATACCTAACAGTTCTAATCCGTCAACGTACGTCTGAATCCAATCCTTTCGTGAGGCAAGGTCATCATCAAAGTCACCCAGTAGGTCTGACGCAATCGAGCTAAGCATGGAATCGCTCAAGTAGTCGGCTAAGTTTTCTGAGAACTCAGTATCCATTTGTTCAGGCTCTTCGCCCATCATAATCTCCATGCCATCCATTTCTTCAGGAGGCATTTCAATCTCAATATCTAGACCTTGCTGGTCCTCTTCTTCAGGCAGTCCTTCCGGTGCTGCGTACAACGATTTTTCAATTGCCATGGTTTATCCTTAATAATATGACGTTTTACGTCTAAAGTCTGATATTTCATCTTGCGCATCGAGTGGAAGCGCCACAAATCCCCCTTGACGGAAACGCGCAAGCGCTTGAGTCGTTGAGTCGACGTAGTCGTCGTGTTGCCCTACTGGGAATTCTGCGCATTCTTGAACCACTTCCTGAGCCCAGCGACGACCAAGAGGCGCCCAGATAATTCCCGACGCCAACATATCAGAAACCGCATTAGCCCTAGCAATCTTATCGTTACCTTTACTAGGTGTGAACTCTTGAACAGGTATACCCATTCGTCTAAATTCCTGCACTAGCTGTGCGCCAGCTGATTTCTTTTCAATGATTATACTATCAGGTTCCCAATCCCGAAATTCATTTAGCATCTTTTGCTTTAAGTCAGGGAACTCCATACGATATTTCCAAGCATTGAGCAGCATCAAGTTAGCTACATCCAACCCTGTCGCAGGGTCTGTCCTATAAAACACGCCCCACAGCGTGCACGCTGAAAAGTCAGCCCTATTATGCGCTTCTTGCGCAGGGTCTAAAGACATAATCTTATAATCACAGTGCGGAGGGTACTCTTGCTCCCAATCCTGCCACCACTCTCGTTTTAATATTTGTGCGCCTTCGGCAGTAGGGTTTTGTAGGTACTGGGCTGACCAATAACGGGTATCCATACCCGCGCGTTTCTTCTTTAATTCCTCTAAAGGCCAAAATTCTGGCCATAAAGATTGCTCATTTGGGCCGTTTTCGTCCAAAATCGCTGGGAATTCTACGATTGTCCATTGGTCTGCGTCTGGATTCTTCACCATGTGGTCAGTTAGCTGACCAGTCAAGTCAAGCATAGACCAACGCGTCATCACTACAATAATTACCCCGTTTGGCATCAAACGTTGTAGCGGACCGGACTGAAACCACTCCCATGCAGGTAAAAACGCTGACGGATTACCTGTTTTAGCCTCTTGTTCTGAGTGCGGGTCGTCAATAACAAACACATCAGCGCCACGACCAGCCAGCGCACCGCCCACACCAGCTGCATAATATTGGCCTCCTGCGGAGGTGTTCCACTGACCTGCAGCTTTTGCGTCTTGGTTTAGGCTTACATTGGGAAATACAGCGCGATAATCATCGCTATTAACCAAATCACGTACACGACGACCAAAGTTAGTAGATAAATCGGCAGTATGCGTTGCCATAATAATCTTTTTGTCTGGATGATGCCCCAAAAACCAAGCAGGAAACAAATAAGAAACAAGCTCGGACTTACCCATACGGGGTGCAATGTTGACAATAATACGTTTCTTATCCCCATTGATAGCCTCTTCTAGTAATTTAGCTAGTCTCTTGTGGTGCGGCCCGACTTTATAGCCTGGATATACCGCTTGAACGAAGTCAAGTAACCCACCCTGCGCAGCCTTTTGCATTTTGCGTCGCTGAATCTCTGTTGCCAGCTCGATTGTTTCGACTTTCCCACGCGTGTCCATCTTATTAAAGTTATTAATAACTTTTTGCTGCTCGTGGGGTGGCCACGTGCGTATCTGGGCCATTAATGTATCAATCATTGGCTTCTTCCAGACGGAATTTTATAGTATCAAGCGTTACCTCTGGCATTTCTGGAAGGTCAATTGCGCCCTCAGGAAGCATTTTGGTGTTTAATTCGTGGTGTTCGACGACCTTGTCGCCTACTATTTCGCCTTCGATGAGAAGGCCAAGCTTTTCTTTGAACTGCTGTTCCAGTTCCTCCAACGATTTTTGCTTAATCGTAATCTCTTGTTTCTCAACAAACATACCCACATCGGCAATCTTACCTAGTAACTCCACTGCTTTGAGCTGAATTCGTCCATCTCTGTGGTCTGCTAGTTCTAGGAGTTTATTAGTTACTAATAGACGGATTTGCTCGGCATGCTTTATCACCTGGTGGTCGTATTCTGTGACCATCGCTTCGAGTTTTAATGCAGTGACTGACTTCTCAATCTGTTTTGGGGTAAGTGTTTTTGACTGTTCCACGTGTTGTTGGAACAATTCTTTGGTTTTAGCGATATCTTCGCTGGTGATGGATACTTCGGTTATGCCTTGTCGGGCTAGGGTGTCAAGCGCGGATTTGGCCGCTGCATGGATTAATTCATCTTCGGGGAGTAACTCGGCAGGAGTTATCGGAGCGCGCATCAAATGGGGCTCATAAGGCTTTACGCCTTGCAATAAATCGTCTAGTTGAATTCTCTCTGTGTGCATTCCGTCCTGCTTGTAGGGACCAAACCTGTAAAAAATTATAATAAAAATTTTTGATATGTCAAATATATTTGACAGGGGGGTGTTTCTGAGTTCGCATGAGTTGATAACTGAGATTTGGTGATTGCGCCTCCAAAATAGGACCGCAAGGTCAAGCAAACAAGCCGCCCGATTTAGGGGGGTGGGGGTCGGGATGGCTAGGAATATCAGACAAGTGTCGGAAATTACCCTGATTTTAGGTGAGTTTTCTTGACTTCAAATGAGTTTTAACCTATACTGGGAACCGTTGCAACTTCGCAACTAAACCATATCTTGAAAGGATATAAGATGGCTAAGCCAATAGTAGTAAACACTAAAGCAACTGTACCAGCAACTAAAGCGCGCGCTATTCCAGCCGCCGTTAAAAAGGCAATCGCATCAGGTATTAAACAAGATTTTGATAGCGCGCTTGTTAGTATTCAATCAACTACTGATGCAAGTATTGTGGCGTTTAATGTACTTTGCGCGCATATCGTAAATGCGCCTGATTATTCTACGCAACAGAGTTTAATAGCGCGCGCAACTGATGCGTACTTAAAGGCAACTAATACAATGAAGCGCGCCTTAGGGAGCCCTGAAATTCAAAAGGAAAGCGCGCAGAAACAATTAGAGCGCAGATGCAAATTACTTTGGGCGGATTATAAAATCGCTAGTGATAAGCCTGAAGCCAAAAAGAAACAAGCGCGCAAAGCCGCAACTGGCGGTAAAGCATTAAAAACAGGCGTGAAAGCGGCGGATAAGAAACCATCTAAACCAGTCGCGCTAGTGAAAGATGGGAAAGTTTCAGTCGAGAATGTAGCGGCGCAAATTCGAAGCTTTACGCATGCGCTTGAGATGGTTATACCTAGTAAGAATATCGAACCGCTACGCGCCGCGACTATCGCGTACTTAACCACAATTCAAAATCTTTGCAAATAACGAGGGCGCGCCGCGAAAGCGGCGCGTTTTATTTTATGAATAAGAAACTATTTGATAGAGCGCGCATTGAAATGATAAAGCGCGATTGTTATGTAAATCGTTATAACTTATTTAATTAAGATTTAAACTTGAACCCCGCTGATTAAGTTCAGCGGGGTTTTTTGTGCCTAGATTTCTAGGAACGAGTGACAAACACAGCAAGCCAGCCTGCCAGCAGGCATGTCGTTTTGCGCGTTGCGCTTACGCGCGCGCGTAGTTTGCGTGGTTGTTTTGCTTGACTTCGCTGGTGAGTTGTGGTATCATCGCGCGTCACGCGCTTTCATTTAATATCACGCGCTCGCGCGCGTGTAGGCGCGCCTTAGGCGCGCAAGGGAAAAGCCGACACCTGTCGGGAATTACCCACAAAACCTTACGGGGACAAGGCGTAAGAGCGTAATGAACTGAAAAAGCGTAGTTATTACGCTGATAAGTGCATGAATATAAAGGGGAAACAAAATAAAAGCATAGGCGTAATGCTATATATATATAAAGTTTAATATAAATTATTATTATTATAGAGCCTCTGTTCCCGCGCGCTCACGCGGGATTTTTTACCCTTGCTATTGTTTTTTCATTACGCTATACGACCCTCTGAAACCACTACGCCCCTAAGCTCTCCGCGTAATGAAAACTCATTACATCTCATACGCCTTAACTCACACAACATCAACCAAACCCACCAAGCCACATACAACATCAAGAACTCATTACATCTCATTACATCTCACTTTTCAAAAACCCTGTTTTCAAGCCCCTCTAAGCCCACAACACCACTTCTACCCGCTAACCTTACAGGAGAGCCAAAATAATCAAAAATAATTTAACAAAATCATCAAAAACACTTGACATAGGATAATAATAGGAGGAGAATGGAGGTTCTCGTGAAGCAAGCGAGAGTTTAGTGGAAAACCCGACACCTGTCGGAAATTACCTTGAGGAGAATTAAGATGGATAACTGTGTGTATGTTCGTAAGTTCGGTGGGTATGAATTGTACCTGCATAAAGATGGAGAGTATTGCCTGACCGATGGTTGGGTGTGTGATTGGTTCATTATCTATGAGCATGGCTTGGGATGGGCGCACGATGGCATGTTCAGTTTGCGTAAGGATGTGCGTGCATGGTTCAACAAGCTAAGCCCTAGAGGAGTAATACTATGAACAACGACACTATCAAAACCAAAACCATTAAACCGACTGCAATAGTTAAGCCCACAGGTCATGGGTTAGTAATGATGTTCATAGATACAGGGGAGTTTATAACAAATCATACAGACATCAACGATGACTATGGCTACGACACGCCAGACGCATTGGAAAGTTTCAGCCTTGAAGTGGGAGAATTTTAGATGAGTATTTATTATTGTGCTTGCGGTAACGAGATAAATGAGGCACGATATAAATTAGGTTTCTACACATGCTTAGATTGTGGGGAAGTGCATGCCCGTAAGGTTAAGCATTGTGTAGTACCTATGCCCAAGAGCAATTATATTTTAGTAACAGATATGAGCATGCTCGTGGGTTTAAATAGTAGCCACAAGGGTGGCGTTAAATAACGAGGGAAAAGCCGACACCTGTCGGAAATTACCTTAACAACATGGAGAATGAAAGATGGAAAACGATAAAGTGTATGTGATGTGTGTTCATGTGAACACTAACCCTGAGATGCTTAAGTATGTGAACCCGTATATGACATGGAGTACAGGCGTGTTCAGCGATTTGGAAACAGCGCACAAGTACAGGGAAATTATTCTTAAGTCAGAGGCAAGGGATTACATCAGGCTAAAGCTAGAAGATAATAACGACCCATTCACAGATACAGAGATGGAAGACTTACTGGCACAAGCTAGAGAGGCTGCTAGGCACACAGGGTGTGGGACATATAGATTTGGTGATGACTTCATGTACTGCACATATGATGCGTTCTATGTCAATGAGCATTTTATTGAAGCTGAACCACAATGGCGTGAATCTAAATAATCAACATGGAGAATGAAAGATGGAAAACACTAACCAACACGAGAACTTAGCAACCGAATGGCGAGAGCGCCGTGAATACATCACAGGCTTAGGCATATCTTGGGATGCGAATCGCATCGAAGACCAAACCACAAGCGCAAGACGCAAGATACGCCATAACATGAACCCCAACTATGGCCTGCCAACTATATGGAGTGGCGATAGCTATGTCGTTGACAAAAACAACAACCAAGCGCGAGGTCATGAACTAGCTAGCTTACGGGCACAAGCTAACAAGACATCCGATAAGCAACTGACTACTAAGGAAACACTAGACGCTACGCTTGACTACCTGTGGAAAGCCGAGGCGTTCGTACCATCACACACCACACTTAAGCTAGAACCTGCGATTGAGCGCATATACAAAGACCAGCGCGAAACATGGGAACGCTTAGATGTGCAGGAACTTCTAGCCAATGGGGAAATTAAAGACTACAACTACACCCAAAGGCTACACCGCCTGCATGCGTCAATCAGTGACCCATTTATGATTGCTTATTATCCTACCCTGCGTCACTTACGAGATGGGCGTGAGGTGCGAACCAAGCTAGGCAAGTATCTAACCACATATAAAGACCTGTTCAACCTAAGTGAAGCCGAGATAAAGCTAGCATCCGAGAGATTTAGAACGGCGCGCATGGCACGGGCTAATTGGCAGGTCAAGTTCGTAGAGCATAACGACCCCGATGGATGGGTCAAGGTGTATAACGATGGTGTGCGCTCTTGCATGCAGGGTATGGATGCGGTCAGGGTGTATGCACATGAGAGGTCGCCATTACGCTTAGCGTATTTAATAGATGGTGATGACAAGACTATCGCTAGATGTATTGTCCGTGATGATAGTAGTGACGAGGATAATATGCAGGGTTGGCTTCGTGTGTACCCCGACCACAATGGGTATTCAGAGGGTAGGTTCTTGCTAGATTACTTGCAGAACAATGGCTACCCCAAGCGAACAAACCTAGATGGTGTACTACTGCAAGCTATCCCTGATGGTAGTGGGTATGTGTGCCCGTATATTGATTGCGGTGAGGGTGGTACGCAGGGTGTGGATACTTACCGAGATGCAGAGGGCAAGCTATTCCTTGAGGTAGGCGGTAATGAGTTCGAGGCGTGCGAAACCAATGGCACAGTAGGTGCAGGGGAGTATTGCGAAAGTTGTGAGGGTCACTTCCATGAGGATGATATGTACAGCGTAGATGGTGGCAATAGATACATATGCCGAGAGTGCCGTGACGAGTATTACACATGGGCTAGGTCACGACATGGTGAGGACTACTTTGACAGCGATGATGTGGTGTATGTGGATGATACTGCATACCTTGAGCAAGACCTTGAGTACTTCGACATCTATTGGTGCGAAACCACAAGCGAGTACTATCATGAGTCAGACCTAGTAACTACACCTGATGGGCTGATGTATCAAGGCGTAGCCAAAGCGTTAGACCACGACTACATGGATTGCGAGTATGTACATGAGAGTGAAGCGCATCAGCTAACTGATGGTACATGGTGCCACGATAGCATGGCAGAGGAATTGCAAGAGCAGATTGATAACGAAACTAACGAGGAGAATGAATAATGGATAACAAACTAATTGACATCTTGAGTATGCGTAGAGCGCATGCAAGTAAGGGCGAGGCTGAGTTCATAGCTAAGTATTTGTCGGTGTTGCCTGATGTTAAAGGCTTGATGAATGACGAGGATGAAGTGATAGCCTACATGGTAGAGGTAAACCCAAAGACCGACACCAACCTAACATCTAAGATTATGTGGTCGTGTCATATCGACACAATGCACAAGGAAACAGCAGGCGTGGATAAGCCAACCACACAGGAAGTATTCGTAACCGATGATGGTGTGGCGTGTGTTAGTGCAGGTGATGATTGCTTAGGTGCTGACGATGGTGCAGGTATATGGCTCATGCTATCCATGATTGAGGCAGGTGTGCGAGGTACCTATATGTTCCATCGTGGCGAGGAACGCGGGTGTTGGGGTAGTAAGCAAGTCGTCAAGCATCATAGTGATTGGCTAGCTAAGTTCACCCATGCTATCGCATTTGACAGACGAGGTACTACTAGCGTCATTACCCATCAACGAGGTGAGCGTGCATGTAGTGATGCCTTAGGCGAGCAACTGATTGGGTTACTTAATATGAAGCATGACCTAGACCCGACAGGTGTATACACAGACACAGCAGAATACATGGACATTATCCCTGAGTGCGTCAACATCTCGGTAGGCTATCAGAACGAACACAGCAGTCGTGAAACACTTGATGTTAGTTATATCCATGCTTTGCGCGAAGCTATGCTCAAGGTAGATTGGGATAATGTAGATTTAAAAACAGAAAGAGACCCTGCGGTGCGTGAGTATGACAGCTACGATGCTTACGGGGGTTGGGGTTCCAAGTGGGCAGGCTCACATAAATCTAACTATGGGTATGGTGGCTATCCATACGATGCGTACACAGACATCTCGGTGGCTGAGGTAATGGGCATGGACTATAAAGCCATACGGGAGATGGTGAAAGACGCCAAGATTGATGACCTCACATGGCTCATCATGGACATGGTAGATAAGGTTGCCGAGTTAGAGTATGACCTTGACTTCTATGTAGCACAGGCTGAGGCATTAGAGGCTGATGACGACAAGCTAGATGTGGGTATGCGATGAACTTGCATGGGTGGGATAACGAGATAGCCGAGTGGCTAGTCAGGTATGGCATGGCGTGGGTAAATGAGGGTGAGGCGTTTGGTAGTGGCATACTCTACATAGCTATGTATAGCGCAGGCTTACTAGAGCGTGACTATGTTGACCCTAACGATGCCTACCCCTCTTTCCGACTTAAACCTGAAGCATTGGAGGAATTAAATGAGCGTATCAGATGAGTTAGTAGCTAAGTTCCTAGCCGAGTGGCTAGTAATAAACGGAACGAGTGATGCCGATATAGACGGGCATCTCGCGGGAATTTGGGATTGGTGGGCGCCATTCAATGAAGCGCGTAGCCGTAGGTATATTACGCAAAGCAAAACCGAGCATCATAAGGAAATACGACCACACATTCAGAACCGCATATTGCACAAGCGAGCGTACTACCACATAACCCAACTTGGGCTTAACTTCTTACGGGTGCAAGGCTATGAGCGAGGAGATTAAGTTATCAGGGTTTGGTATCCCCGAAGGATTTAAAGAAATACCCGATGAACAGCTACGCCTATGGCTAACCGAATGGTTGGTACTGTATGGGTTTAGTAAGACAGAGGGTGATGAACTGCGTGGCACCATTGGGCTAGAAGAGTTCTATGGATGGTATGCGCGGGTAGGTAAAGCTAGGCGTGAGGGGTATATCGTCAGAACGCTATACAAGTATCAATTAACACAGGAAGGATTGGATTTCATCAATGGCGATAAATGAGAGGTGGCAAGAGTATCTGCTTGCGTGGATTATTACGCTCGGCACAGAGCCTCAAGTATCTGAGGATGGGGAGAGGTTGGCTGAGATATTCGATAAGCAAGTCATGCCATGGGATGAATGGGAGGATGAATACTCCATGATGCGAGATGACGGGCTATTTAAAGAGGAAATAACCTCAACAAAACACAGCAACATAACAACTGTACAAATAACAGAACTAGGTATCGCCTATGCTAAAGGTGATATGCAAACTATATGGAGAAAGACATGAAAAAACACATGGGGAAGTTTAACCGCAAGCCTAAATACAAACTGTATCGGCTACTAGCTAAGGAATGTATAGCGTATCTACTTGATGGATATGACGATATTACTTGTGCTAATAAGCTAACAGGCGTATAATTCGGTTTCGGTTGGAGAAAACATGACAGACGAACAGCTTTTAGAGTGGCTTATACAGCATGGCAGTGGGTGGGTTAATTGGGTTGATATACCTATGACACCTAGCGAAGCCTTAGGCGAGTATGGTGATGGGTGGATTACTATTGAATCAATAGACACTAGTCGCATGGCTGAGAACAAAGGCTCATACCACTTGAAGCTAACCGCAAAAGCTATTAACAGAATAAGGAGTATGAAAGATGAGAAGCAAACCAAAGAATGACCACATGATACTTAAGTCTATCTTAGGGGGAGTAGGGTTAGGGGTAGGTGTGTATGTAGTTATCTTGGTTACTACATATGTAGTTCAACAACTAATGGGGGTGAGTTAAATGCAAGAGTTTATTATCAGGATGGTGAGCATCCGATTGGGTTTGGCTGTGCGCAGACTGTGTACAAGTTCCCGAATGGGTATGGTGCAAGCGTGGTAGCAGGTAGCTATTTTTATACTGATACCGACAACCCATATGAGTTAGCTGTGGTTAAGTTCGATGCAGATGGTGAGGGCTTCGAGATTGATTACACCACGCCTATTACGGATGATGTGATGGGCTACCTAAACGAACGCAAGCTAGATGCAATACTACAACAAATTAAAGATTTACCAACTAAGGAGAGTACAGATGGCAACTAACACAAACACCTACAACTTCGCAGTGAATCACTACGAGGCAAGCGCGCTTATTAAAGCAAATGGTAACAAAGTATCCTATGTTATTGAGGGTGAGCCAGGCATTAGTAAGTCAACGATATTAAAAACACTCAGGGCACAGATGGGTGATACCTACGACTATGTGTATGTCGATGTGCCGTTGAAAGATATACCTGACATTGCACTAAGCATGCCCGACCACAATACACAGACTACTAAACCATTCATCCACTCGTCATGGCTAGGCAGTGATGAGAACAAACCAAAGATTGTGATGCTTGATGAGGTATTCAAAGGCACCGAGTATGTGAAGCTGATGATGAACCGCCTGCTACTTGAGCATATGGTTGGGGATTACAAGCTACCCGATGGGTCGATTGTGTTCGGTACTACTAACTATCAGTCCGATGGTGTGGGTGATAAGACCAATGGGCATACCAATAGCCGTGTAGCTAGAGTGCCGATGCGTAAGCCTACGCTTGAGGAGTGGAAGATTTGGGCAGCAGATAACGGCATCCATGAGATTGTGCTTACTTGGGTAACGCAGAACCCCGCTGTGTTCAACTCATATAAAGATACCGAGTTCGATGCTAAGCAACATAAGGATGGGGTAGGTGTGTTCCATTTAATCTACCATCCACAGCACAACAACTCAGCCTATGTATGCCCTCGAACACTAGAGCTTGCGTCTCACCAACTACATAACATCAACCTATTGGGTGAGGCGTTAATCACCAAAGCGCTAATCGGTACGCTAGGTAGTATGGCAGCTCTCGATATGAGTGCGTTGATTGCGGTAGGTGCAGACTTGCCACAGCCTGCTGACATTGAAGCCGACCCTATGAACGCTCGTGTACCTAAGACAACGACAGGTCAGTTAATGATGGTGTTTAAATCAGTACAGTACTTGAAGCCTGAGAACATGGATTCGTACACAACATACTTTACTAAGCGATTCCCGATGGAGATGGTCAGCACATGGGTTAAAACTATCGTAGCTGCTCAGACAGTTAAGGACTTTGCATTAAAGAATCAACAAGTGCGTGAGTTCGCCATTTCCAACGCGTGGGTGTTGTGATAAGGAACGCTTGTAAAAGAAATCTATGTGGAATATACTAACTTCACATTCACAAAGGAGGCTATATGCCAAGTAAACGAAATGAAGTTGGTAACACATATCACAACCTGACTGTGGTTGCAGAACATGGGCGCGCTAAGAATGGGCATATTACATGGCTGTGTAAGTGCGTATGTGGTAAGGAGTTAATAGTAGCAGGAATATCCTTGCGTACAGGTAATACTAAAAGCTGTGGTTGTTTAGAAAACAAAGGTAATACACGGCACGGGTTTAGACATCATCCGCTTTATGCGTCATATCACGAGGCAAGGACACGATGCACTAACCCTAAACGACCTGAATGGCATAACTATGGTGGGCGTGGTATTGAGTTTCGGTTTAAGTCTATACAGGAATTCATTGACCACATGCTACCTACATGGTTTGAGGGCGCTACTATTGACCGCATAGATAACAACGGGCATTACGAAGTGGGCAATGTGCGATGGGCTACGATGTTAGAACAAGCACAGAACCGCAGACCGAGAACAGACTTCTCAAGGAAACGGAGAAAACAAAATGGCTAAGCTTAAAACACTTCATGACTTCTTTACATGGTGGCTCATGCGACACGGGCTTAATGGGGTGGTTCATGACCCTAGTAAACGCTATTATGGGTCGGACTTAGATGAAGTATATGACATGATGCCTAGTCAGTGCGAGGGGGTTCGTGAGTTGACATGGGGTGGGTGGCTAGAAGAAAAGACATTCACTACCTACACCCTCACACCCAAAGCCCTAGCCCATATAGCTAAACATAATAGTAAGAAGAAAGGAACGAGTGAAAAATGAGTAATATCAATGCGTGTTTATGTGAATTAAATATCAGCGTGTGGACTGCCCGTAAGCTAGATAAGCAAGCCTCTCGTGAGGTTAAGGATAGCAAGGGTGCGTTTAGTGATGATGCTGCACGGGTCAATAAGAATCTGTTTGCAGGTATGGATAATCTAAAGCGTATCACTGACTTCGTAGCATTAACTAGGGTGGAGTTCTATAACATGACTTTGCCATGGTCGGATAGTGGTCAGCGCCTTGTACCCATGACGCAGTTCTTTGACTTGAAAGCATGGATAAACGAGAAAGAGCAGGTGTTTAACAACCTAGTACAGTCATTCTTGACTGAGTATCCGAACCTGATTAGTGCGCAAGCCTTTCAGTTAGGTAAGCTGTTTGACCGCGCCGAGTACCCTGATGTGTCGGATGTAGCAGGTAGGTTTAGGTTCCGTGTGTCAGTGTTACCACTACCAACGGCAGGGGATTTCAGGGTCGATGCTTCCAATGAGTTGGTTGCAGAGATGCAAGCGGAATACGACAAGATATATCAAGAGCGTATTAACGAACTACAGCGCGACTTATGGGATAGGGTTTACTCTACTTTGCGCCACCTAAGTGACCGCCTAGGTTATGACGAGGCAGGTAAGAAGAAAGTGTTTAGGGATAGCTTGGTAGAGAACGCAGTCGAGTTGTGTGACTTACTTAAACGATTGAATGTAACAGGCGACCCTGACCTTGAGAAAGCTAGAGCATGGCTTGAGAGTGTACTGCTAGGGGTTGATGCTAAAGAACTTCGTGAGTCAGGAGTACGCGACGATGTCAAAGCGCAAGTCGACAACGCAATCGCTAGTTGGTTCTAAGTTAAATGACGACGAGCTGATACGGCAGATGATTGACATATCTGAATTGCAACGCGAGTTTGAAGCTGAGAATGAGCGTTGGATTAAGGAAGATATGATGCCTGCCGTAGCTGAGTGGTTAGTTTTATATGGTATAGAGTGGGTGCCATATGCAGATATACCGCGTGGTATGAAGTTCAAGCTAGGGCATGTGGTAAGTGCAGGGTTGCTTGAACGGCAAGACCCGTCAGTATTAGATTCGATGGGGATGTTTCGCCATAGGCTTACACCACTAGCGTTACAGAAAATTAAGGAGATGAATGATGGGAATGTTTGACGATTTAACCGCAGAGCAAAAGATTAGTAAGGCTAAGGTTGCCTTGATGAACGACCCTGATTGGCGTTGGCTTGGTAGTATTATGATGCTAGGTAATATGTCGATTGATGGTGGTGAAAATGCTAGGGTACCAACCGCAGGTACGGATGGGTTGAATGAAGTCTATAACCGCGAGTACTTGGCAGACAAGACACCTGAGGAGATGAAGTTCATCGTAGCACATGAGGCGTTGCATAAAGTATTCCGTCATCTGTTTGTGTGGCAGAACCTATTTAAAGAAGACCCAATGCTTGCGAACATAGCGTGTGATGCTGTGATTAACAACCAATACTTGAAGCATAAGTCAGGACTCAAGATGGTTAAGCATGCTGTGGACTTCCCTAAGTATGAGGATGCAGATAAGTGGAACGCTCGCTTGGTGTTCGAGGACTTGAAGAAAAGCGGTATGTCATTTAAACAAATGCCACAGGCAGGTGGAGGTAGCGGTGAAGACGATGAGGATGGTGAGGGTTCGGCAGGTCATGACTTCCATGATTGGGAGTCGGCGAAAGATATGTCCGATGGTGAAGGCAAGGCGGCTAAAGAGGTTGAAAAACAAATTGACGCGGCACTACGGCAAGCTGCGATGGCTGGTAATGTAGGCGGTGGTATGCCACGCCATATCAAAGAGATGCTAGTACCTAGTGTCGATTGGCGTAGCTTGTTATCAGAGTTTGTTAAGTCGCGTTGTGCAGGTCAAGATAAACAAACATGGCGCAAACCACACAAGACCTATGTAGCGTATGACTTATACATGCCAACACCCTACAGCGAAACAGTCGGTAAGATTTTGATTGGCGGTGATACATCAGGTTCGATTGGTGACGAGATGCTGTCTAAATTCTTAGGGCATATGCAAGTACTATGCAACGAAGTAAACCCTGATGGTATTGATATTGCGTGGTGGGATACTAAGGTTGCAGGTGTTGACGAGTTTAGTAAATCGGATATGGCTAACCTAGCTGATGCAGTCAAGCCTAAGGGTGGTGGCGGTACAGACCCATCATGTGTACCTGCATGGATTAAGAAAGAGAACAAGCAGGACTATGTATGCGCGGTGATGATTACCGATGGTGAGTTTTATAGTGACGCTGTCGGTGATTGGGGTGACTTACCTGTGCTATGGCTTGTGATTAACGAATGGCGTGTACCTAATATCCCTGTGGGTGTGACTGTGCATGTGGATAATTTGTAGGTATGGACATATTGAATCCGAAGTATAAAGAGTGGTTGATGGAATGGTTGATTACGCATGGCGAGACACCGTTTGGTACTGTGGGGGATAAGTATGCATACGGGAGTTGTGTTGATTTGGCATATAACATCGGGCACCTGAATTGGCATAATAAGTTTAACGATACCCCTGAGGGGTGGGTGATTAGCGACATCGGCAAAAAGTATTTGGAGAAACAGTTGGAAGAAGATAAGTATAAGGATTGGCTACTGCATATGGTAGTAACGCATGGGGTGGGCAACCTATACCTGAATACTTTGGGTACAACATATCACATGCTTTATATTTAGGGCATGCACAGGCTAATTCGGATAGGTACAGTACAGGCAACCACCGATTCATGCTAACCCAATCAGCCGTAACATATTTAGAAAGACATAGATGATAATAAACTATAGAGAATGGCTACTTGACCTGATGATTACCTATGGTATTGAGAAGCCTATAACCTGCAACACAGGTACTAACTTTGCTAAAGCAGTAAAGTACAAACACATCAGCTACGCAGGACATAAAGAAGTATTCTATGACAAAGGTGTACAAAAAATAACGGTGTATGACACTGCACTAGACTACTACCATGTAACACAGTCAGGTAAAAAGTATTTGGAGAAGAAGCATGAAACCGATGCGAACTTACAATGAGTGGCTGTTACATATGATGATTGCGTATGGTGTTGATAAGTGGCTTGAAGATGTAGAACGACACGAGCGCGTGTTTTTAGCTAATGCTTATATGATAGGGCACATAGTAGACGAATTTGATGACTTAGAAACAGTCGCGGGCGGGAAGCAAATCGTGTACCCAAAACTAACTATTAAAGCAAAACAATATTTGGAGAAACAAAATGACAGCAGATGATTTAAAAGGTGAGATGGCAATAATAGAGTTTGCAGGCATGGGGGATGGGATAGTCTTGCCATTTGATGACGCGGTTGCTGTAATGAAAGCATTTAGTAGAAGCCTGCGCTTTGTATCACGATGGGAAGAAAATAGGCAGAAGCCTATATCGGGGGACTATACAATAACCCATTAACCCTACGCGCAATAACCCAACCAGAACTAGCAGAGGGCTTAATCAATGGCGAATATAAACACGGGAGATAAGCATGGCGACAATAACAAGCGCACTAGGTACAACAAACCCAACTTGGGTTGCGCCTAATCTTAGGCGTGAGGTACCCATCTATGAAGCGCGACCTCATGAGTATACTGCTTGGCTAGTCGAAGGGTTGATTAAGATTGGTGAGGGTTGGCTTGAGGTAACAACCGAGATGGATGCACATGGTGAGTGGCCGTTCCTTGACAACAAGCAGAAGGAAGAAGGGTTTGTGCATACAGGCTTGACGCTTGGACATATACAGATGGTAGTTGATAGCGATGTGGCTAAGTTTATTACTAGCCGAAGGATACGCATCATGCCATTAGGAAAAGAATTTATTAACCAACAGAAGGGAGTTGACGATGTAGATAGTAAGTGATAGTGTTACAAAACCGCAGTACCTTTTATTAAATATGGAGAATGATAGTATGAAAACAGTAAAGAAATTAGGCAACACTACAATCACATTGAAGAAAGCCGTAGGTAAAACAAGTAAGTCAGCGCGTATCCGTGACTATATTAGCGCCAACCCAAGCACATCAGTAAAGACATTGGTTAGGTTGTTCCATGTAACCCCTGCATTGGTGTATCAGTTACGCCATGAGATTAAGAAAGCTAGAATGTTAGTGGATACGACGATTGTACCTACCTTAGTAAAAGCAACAGCGCCTTTGCATGTGCCTCACATTCAGCTAGACTTAGTGAACAGCCCACCGCATTACACCGCAGGTGGTATTGAGACAATCGACTTCATCCAAGCTAAGCTAACACCTGAACAATTCAAAGGCTACCTATTAGGTAACATCCTTAAGTACTCAAGCCGTATCGGTTTGAAAGGACAAGAAGCACAAGACGCAGGTAAATTGAATTGGTACACTCGCAGATTAGATGCAGCTTATCAAGCGTTGTTAAACGATAAATAGATTTTATTGGGGGAAAGTTGATTGAACATGGTAAAGCGTGCTAAGCAAGGCTAGACTTGTGATTCACGGGCATGTTGTAGATACAAGTACCCCACCTTTTTAGGAGAATGTAATGGAAGTCGGCTATATCATGGCATTAAATATTTTGTTTCTTGGCATTATTGCTATCTTATTCAAGAGTGCTAAGAGTTTACATGCGGAAGTACAACACCTTAAACGGTTCACATCAATGGTACTTTCATACACAGAAGAAACAACGGGCAAGACCCCCGAAGAAATCAAGAACGGCTTAAACAAATACATCGAAAAATATGTTGACGAAATGAAAGGCTAATCATGGAACTAATGGAAACTATCAGATGCTTGTATGGTATGAAGCTAATCCCTGACATGGCAATACAAGCAAAGTATGACGAACAACGCGCCAAGGCTATTGCTACATTGGGTAGTCGATATCGCTTAGCTAAACCAATCGACAAGTTAGAATCACCGAGATAAAAGCTTTACCCAAGCCGATAGTGGGGTTAATAACATCGGCAACAAGGGCGCATCCCCCTTTCATTAGAATTACCTCAGGTGCGTGACCTTGTCGGAAGAAGCCACGAGAACTGCTAGACCCCCTGCCCTAACGGGGGCACTTTATTTATTTAATAGGAGAATGATATGATTGAAGTACTTTTAGGTTTATTAGTTGCAGGGGCTATCATTGGCTTTTGTGTAATCAACGACATTGATATGTCGAAAAAGATAGCAGCATTTTTGCTGCTACTAGGTGCAGGTATTGGTGCAGTCTTATCAACATTTACTATTATCTCAGCAGGTCATCAAGGTGTGCAGGTTACACTAGGTGAAGTTAATATGCAGACATTGGGCGAGGGTTTCCACTTTGTTAATCCTGTATCTAATGTGTACAGCGTAGATGTTCGTGTAGTTAAGGCAGACTTAAAGAACGCCAATGCAAGTACCCGTGATATGCAGTCAGTTCATACTGACATCGTAGTTAACTACCGCTTAGATGGTGCAAAGGTAGCCCATGTGTATAAAGAGTTTGGATTGGAGTTGGAAGATAAGATTCTTTTACCTGCTACCAACGAAGCGTTTAAAGCGGTGACTGCTCGATACGATTCAGAGGAATTGATTACTAAGCGTTCAGAAGTATCCAATGCTATTCATGAAACTATCCAAGACAAGGTAGCTAAGTATGGATTGATTATCAATGAAACATCGTTGGTTAACTTTGGATTCTCGGCACAGTACGAAGCAGCGATTGAGCAAAAGGTTATTGCAACGCAACAGAAACTCAAAGCTGAGCAAGACCTAGAGCGTATCAAAGTCGAATCAGACCAACGCATCGCCAAAGCAAAAGGTGAAGCAGAAGCTATCCGTATCCAAGCGCAAGCTATTCAACAACAAGGCGGTAAAGAGTATGTTGAATTGAAACGCATCGAGAAGTGGGATGGTAAGTTGCCAGTTACTACATTGGGTAACGCTACACCGATGTTTAATTTGAAGGACTAGCTATGAAACGATGGGCTTTGCTTGATGACGATGGGGAGCCGATTAGGTTCTTTGACTACGAAGCAGAGGGGGCGGTGAAATACCCGCCCGACCCACCACAACTCGACAAGGATGACCCTGAATGGTTCAACATACCATTTTGATTATTATCGAATACATCCAATGCTATTGGATTCCTTTCACGCTAGGGGCGCTTAGTGTAGTCGCTATGAACTATATGCAAAGGAGAACGAGTGACAGATGAATTCATGACACTTGGAGAGTGGCTTGCAAAAAAGAATCAGGGGAATTCCCTGACTACGCGCCGACTGTACAGAAACAAAAGCGCAAAACATTCACCGATGAAGAACGCAACGACATCACGCTACGCATCGACAAAGGTGAACCAATTAAATCAGTAGCCATAAACTATAAGGTATCATTTACAACCATATGGCGACTTTACAATAGGATAACAGGATGAGTTGGAATTATAGAGTAGTACGATTTAAAGATGAGCTACCCTCAGTAAGCGAGGATGGGTATTGGTATGAGATTCGTGAAGTATTTTATAACCGTGATGGTTCATTGATGGGGCATAGCGAAGCGTCGGTAGCAAGCGATTCCGTAGAGGGTATTATGAAAGTACTTGATATGATGCGAGCTGACGCACACAAAGCTGTGATTGATGAGGCAGAATTTTATACTGGCGACAAAAACAAAACCCGTGTAACCTATGACAGATGGGAGAACGGTGAACTCGTAGAACGAAAGGAATGGGACAATGGCGACGAGGAATGATATAACAGGCGATGAACTGCGTTCAAAGCTAAGCAATAAGAACTTCGAGGATAACTTCGATGCGATATTCCGCAAGAAGAAAGAACCACTAAACGAATACCCTGACAACGGCAACGACCCTGAAAAGTGGGATGAAGCGCGAGTCGATGTGGTAGGTAGTAACGGCAACACAGGCGAACATTACGAGGAGTTAAAAGATGTGGGTGAATAGAACAGTATGCGAAGTACTATCCGAGATGCGTAAGGCACATGAGACACACAACTACTCATACATGCTTGGGCTTATCGAAGAAGTTCAGTCAATGGCTAACCGCATGGAAGCTAGGCTACAAGACCAAAACGATGAAGAATCATTGCGCGAGTCAATCAAACGATTGAAAAAAGAAAAAGACAAACTCAGAACAGAAGTAGAGGATTTAAAAGATGGCCGCAAAACAAAAGCATAAGGGTAAGTTTATTAAGTGGCCACCACCAGGCAGTAATGAAGCGGTTAAGGCAGGATGCACATGCCCCGTGCTAGATAACAATCATGGGGTGGGTATCACGCGTAACGACGGTGCAGTGTATTGGGTTAACCAAGACTGCAAACTACATAAAAAATTAACGGATGATTAAATGGCAGCAACACCCGAAGCAAAAGTAAAAGCAGCAGTACGCAAGATATTGGATACACACGATGTGTATTATTTTTCCCCGCAACAGGGGGGTATGGTAAGAGTGGAGTGCCTGACATTGTTTGTTGTTTTAAGGGGCACTTCCTAGCAATCGAATGTAAAGCTGGAAACAATGTAGCGACTGCCTTGCAGATTAGGCAAATGGAAAGAATCACAGCCGCAGGGGGAGTGGCGATGGTAGTAAATGAAAACAACTTGGCGCAAGTCGAGGCAGTAATTAAGGAATTTAAATGAGTGATGATGCAGACCGTTCGCAGGAAACCCAAGAACTTGAGGACATGATACGCAAGCGGTACATAAAAATCCCCGAACTAGAAGTACAGCCGATAGGCACATGCTTGAATTGCAGTACTAAATTAGAAGGTGATAAACGCTGGTGCGACGCAGACTGCCAGCAGGATTGGGAAAAAAGACAAAGGCGATGAACTACACACTACCATGTAAGCTATGTAACGAAGACCGACCACGCAAGGAATATCGCAAGCGTGGGGGTGGGGTGCACAAGCTATGTCAAGCATGTCGAAAGAAGCAAGCTGATGCGCTATATAAACTTAAAGCCAAGATGCGTTACAACGCGCAGACACTTGGAGAGCGCGCTAGAGAAGTTAAGATGGTTCGTACCATTGACGCACTTAACAGGGAATTTAGCGCGGTGACGCGCATGAATAGGCATCGCATCAAGATGCTAATGCTGAACCCCAAGCCAACCAAAGCTACCATGAAGTATTTACATATCAGGCAACTCTTACAGTCTCAATGGCAGCAGGGGCTTGACGAATTGATTGCAAAGGTTCATGCTGGCGAAACGGTTGGTTCATTAAGAGATTATATGGAGGGTAAGCAGTGTTTAGATGTGTCGTACTGATACGGGAGGATGGCACAGTTGTAGTAGATAGTATCGCAGATGATGGGCGTATGGTAGAGCAGCAAGACGAATACACATCATTTAAAGAAGTACCGCAGGATTTGCAGGACAAGATAAAGCAGTTAATGTGGACACCACCGAATGACCACACCTTAGTAGAGGGCTTAGGGTTACGCATCGGTGATAAAATTTATTGGATACACGAATCAGGAGAATGATATGAATGAAATAGACAAACGCATTGATGACTTTTTAAGCGTGGTTGAGCAGAAGGGCGCACAAGGTATTTATATATGGGAAAACCTTAAAGAGCAACTACATATGCTGTGCGAAACTAAAGAACAAAAGAAACGCCTAGATGATGGCTACGCCAAAATCATCCGTAAGAATCGCTTAGCAGAATGGGATGATATGTTCACTGAAGCGACAATCAATACTAGCGAAGTAGCACATCGCCCTGTGCCTATGACAGCAAAAGCAACAGCCAAGTCAATGCAAGGTATTTTAAATGATTCTATAAATGCCGTATTTACCGATGCTTATGTCAAGCAGGAGGGGCAAAGTGTCAAATACTAATAGGGTTGATGACTTCCTAAAGGTATTTGAACAGCGCTACCACAACAACCCCAAAAATGGAGTACGTTGTACAACAACCTTTTTGTACTACTAGACACAGATGAACAGAACCGCTTGGAAAAGGCTGTCAGCTGCGTAGTCAATAAGCCTAAGCTAGAACAATGGGATACGGCGTTCATCGAAGCTACTATTGAGAGTGATGATATAAAAGAAGAGGAAGATGATGTCGCTGCTTCTTACAGGTACAACACTGCTAATCGCTACGCGCATGGGTATTCACAGCTAGGCGGTGCAGGGTCATCAGCACAACAATCATTGCAACTACAACAGGCGCAAGCTTCACATCAAGCACAGTTACAGGCTCATGTAAACTACATTGAAAACATGAAGAAACAAAAAGCTGATGATGATATAGCGAACAAAAAGAAAAGCCTCACAGAAAAGATATTCGGAAAATATAAATGAACATAATTACATTGGACTTTGAAACTTACTACGATAAGGATTTTAGTCTTTCAAAAATAACAACAGAAGAGTATGTGCGTAGTAAGCAGTTTGAAGTAATTGGTGTAGCTACAAAAATAGCAGATGGCGACATCGTTTGGGTGACAGGTGATTATAAAACCATCAAGGCGCACCTTGATTCACTGCCTTGGGGCGACCATCTTTTGCTTGCACAGAACACAGCGTTCGATGCAGCTATTCTTAGCTGGCACTATGGGATTAAACCCGCAGGATACTTAGATACAATGAGTATGGCTAACGCACTGCATGGGATTTCACAGGCTTCTAACTTGGCTAACCTAGCAAAGTTCTACGGGGAAGTAGACAAGGGCGATGCTGTCGTGAACGCGATGGGTAAAAGGCGCGAGATGTTCCACCCCCTAGAAATGGAAGAGTACGGAGAGTACTGCAAGCACGATGTAGAGCTGTGCTACAACATCTTTAATAAGATGGCACCTAACTTCCCAAAGAAAGAACTACGCGTCATTGATTTAACCATCCGTATGTTTGCCGAACCCAAGCTAGAACTAGACGAGAACATGCTAGTAAAAGACTTGATGCAGATTAGAGCAGATAAGCGCGGTGCATTGGTTACGCTGATGCACTTGCTAGGGGTTAAGAATGAGGATGACCTCAAGAAACAACTAATGAGTAACGATAAGTTTGCGGAGTTACTCAAGTCGCGAGGCGTTGAACCGCCTACTAAAGTAAGTGAAAAGACAGGCAAGGAAGCATGGGCATTTGCTAAGACTGACGAGGAGTTCTCGGACTTGATGGACAGTGAAGACCCAATCATAGCTACGCTAGTCACAACAAGGCTATCTAGTAAATCAACCATCGGGGAAACCCGTACCGAAGCCTATGCAGATATTGCAGGGCGTGGGGCATATCCGTTCTCGCTCAAGTATTCAGGGGCGACTATCACACATCGTTGGTCAGGCTTCGATACAAACCCACAGAACCTACCGCGTGGCTCTACACTACGCAAGTCAATCATGGCACCCGAAGGCTATCAGTTAGTAGTAGCTGACTTAAGTAACATTGAGTTACGCTTGGGTATGTGGCTAGCAGGGCAGGATGATGCGATAGCACAGATTAAGCAGGGTATGGACTTGTACCGAGTGTTTGCATCCGAGGCGTTTAACATCGCCTACGATAAGATTGGTAAGGATAGTACCGAGCGATACATTTCTAAAGTATGTTGCTTGTCATTGATTTACGGCACAGGCGCAGAGAAGTTAAAGAACACCATCCGTATTCAAAGCAAGGGCAAAACAACCGTTACGCAGAATGAAGCTGAGCGTTTGAAGAACCTGTACCGTGAGAAAAATCAGAACGTAGTTGATGCTTGGCGTCAAGGAGGAGAAATACTTACTTGGGTTCGAGATGATGAATCACATACAGCCTATGAGTTCCTACCAGTGCTAGGCAAAGCGGGAATCATTAAACCGAATGGGTTGGCATTGGCTTATCCTAACTTGAACATGGAGTACACAGCCAAAGGCGACGAGTGGCACTATGATGTTCGCAGAGGTCGTGCTACAATCAAAGACAAAGTATATGGTGCTAAAGTATTCCAACGCATTACACAAAGCTTGGCGCGCGACATCATGGCTGAGCATACGATTAACATTAACAAAAAGTACTGGGTCGCTGGCCTAGTCCATGACGAGGTGATTTGTATTGTGCCTGATGCCGAGGTCGAAGAAGCCAAAGCATACATCCAAGCAACAATGCGAACACCACCTGCATGGGCACCAGACCTACCACTAGACTGTGAAGTTGGTTCGGGGAAAAGATATGGAAACGCTAAGTAAAGTCTGCAACCACTGTAAAATCGAAAAGCCATTATCCGAATTTTATAAAGCCAAAGAAAATAGGGATGGCAGGACAGGCGGTTGCGCTCAATGCGCTAGAGATAAAGCCAAACTTAAAAAGAGATGGCAACGAGAAGATGTTAAAGAATACCAACGGATATGGATGTATGAAAATAAAGAGCATGTAGCTGAACGCAAGAAAGCTAACTACGAAGCTAATCGAGAAGAGATACTGCTAAAGAAAAAGCTACATAGAGCGAAAGAAGAAACAAAAGCGCAGATAAGAGCTTATCGTAAAGTATACGCAGCAGCGAACAAAGAAAGGCTGGCAGAAAAAAGCAGGGCACGAAACATGGAGTTGCCAATCACCTATGTCAAGAACAAGATGGGGTATGTGAAAGACGCCGCTATTCCTGATGCTCTTGTGGAAGCTAAACGATTGGAAATGTTAATCAAAAGGAGAATCAGAGATGAAGACAGTAACACAGCTAAGAGATGAATTAGCGGTAGTATTCGACCAATTACAGTCAGGTGCTATCAAACCAAAAGAAGCAGGTGAACTTGCTAACGTGGCAGGTAAGATGATTAACAGTGCGAAAGTACAACTAGAATATCATGCGCTTCGTAAATCAACCCCCAATATCCCATTCCTCGAATAGGAGAACGATATGTATATGATGGAGATGCTAGAGGCATACTGGTATCAAATTGAAAAACACCGAAACATCCAAGCCCTTAACGGCCCCGATAAGTTTGTAGCATGGGCTAAGACGGGCACAGATGGTATGGCGTTACCTGATTGGGAACGTAAATTTAAAGACCATGCGCTAGAGCTATACCCTGAACTACGGGTGTATATTAAAGAACTTGAATCGCGAGTGCATGGGCATAGTGACAAAACAGTGCGTGACCTTCAAGATGAAAATGCTAAGATACGGGAAGAAAACTTTGAGTTTCGAAAAGCCAATACCGCGCTAGCAATAGTAAACGAGGGGTTGCTGACACGGATTACGGAACTCGAAGCCAACCAAAAGAAACCTCGTAAGAAGAAAGAACAGTAATGGCATATAGCTACTCGGCAATCAAAGAATTTAAAACCTGCCCACGCAAGTATTATGAAAATAAGATACTAAAGATTCACCCCCATGTAGACACACCTGCCACTATGTACGGTAAAGAAGTGCATAAGGCGTTAGAGGATTACATCGGGCAATCCATTCCACTAGGTGCGCACAGTAGGTTTCAAGGTATTGCCGATAGCTTAGCCAACATTGAAGGAGAAAAACATACTGAACTTGAGATGGCGCTTACGGAAACTTTGGAGCCATGTGGGTTTAAGGATGACCGTGCTTTTATCCGTGGCATTGCCGATTTGGTTATTGTTAATGGTACTACAGCCTCTATTTTTGATTATAAAACTGGTAAGGCGAATTACCCCGACACAGACCAATTGGAACTCATGGCGCTCATGGTTTTCCGACACTTTCCCGAAGTAGAGCATGTCCGCGCGGCATTGCTATTTATCCTATATGATAAGATAATTAAAGCTGAATATCACAAGAAGGACGCCAAATCCAAGTGGGTTGGCTGGGCAGCCAAGATTGAAGAAATCGAACGCTGTAAGGACAACAATGTTTGGAACGAAAACCCTAGCGGGTTATGCGGATGGTGCCCCTGTGATACATGCCCACATTACAAGGAAAGAAAATAATCATGCCAAGAAAACCAAACCTACCCAAAGGCGACCCTGAGTGGCATCGCGAATGGGAATATCAAAAGCGTACAGGTGAAAACAAAAAGAACACCGAACGTGCGCGCGCCCGTAGAATGTATGATAAACTCGGTATTGATAGAAAAGGTAAGCAGATTGACCATGTTAAACCTGTTGAGCAGGGTGGCAAGTCGACGCGCTCTAACTTAAAGTTAATATCCGTTAATGCAAATGAAAAGAAAAACTTGCACAATAAGGGTGAGAAAAAAGGGAAGAAGTAGTGGAAATACTGGAGAATAAGGCGCTGTTAGTTAAGGTTCGTAGACCTGACCGATTTACGTCGGTATTAAAAGACTGCGTGTATTTATCTGAAGTTTCGGATGGTATCCATGAGTTGATGGTTAGATGGACATACGAGAACGCTTTATCTCTTACTAAACTAGGTATTAAATCCACCCCTTCCACAATCCTGCGTGACTACAAATGGTCAGGCAAGTACACCCCAATGGCGCATCAGAAAGACACAGCCGCCTTCATCGTAAATAACCCGAAATGCTTTGTATTCAATGAGCAGGGCGTTGGTAAAACCGCATCAGCAGCTTGGGCTGCTGATTATTTATTGAGCGAAAAGAAAGTAAAACGGGTGCTAGTAGTATGCCCCCTCTCAATTATGAAAGCTGCATGGCAGCGCGACCTATTCCATGTACTACCTCACCGTTCAGTTGGCATCGCTCATGGTAATGCTAAGACCCGTAGAAGCGTTCTAGAGGGTAACTATGAGTTCGTAATCATTAACTTTGATGGTCTTGAGGTTGTGATAGACGAGTTGAAAAAGGCTGAGTTCGATATGATTATTGTTGATGAAGCTAACGGCTTGAAGAATACGCAGACGCGTCGATGGAAAACATTTAAGCAGATGCTTAAAGATGATATGCGTGTAGTACTTATGACGGGTACACCTGCATCGCAGTCACCTGAAGATGCTTACGGATTGGCTAAGCTAGTTAATCCTGCAAATGTACCGCAGTTCTTTAGTGGTTGGAAAGACTTAGTAATGCAAAAGATTTCCACATTCAAATGGGTACCACGCCCACGAGCCAACGACATAGTATTCCGCGCACTACAACCAGCGATTCGATATACCAAAGAAGAGTGTCTAGACTTACCTGACATAACCTATGAAACGCGAGACGTTCCTCTAACTGCTCAGCAAGAGAAGTACTACAACATCTTGAAGAAGCAGATGCTTATTGAGGCAGCAGGTGAAGAGGTTAGCGCTGTAAACGCTGCCGCGAAGCTTAACAAACTATTACAGATTTCATCAGGTGCAGTGTATTCAGATGATGGCACCGTACTAAACTTTGACGTAAGTAACCGCTTAAATGAACTAGAGGCAGTGATTGACGAGAGTTTGAAGAAGGTTATTGTATTTGCGCCGTTCACGCATACGATTGAAGTGATTGAGCAGTTCCTACAAAAGAAACGAATTAGCTGTGCAATTATCAACGGTGCAGTATCAGCAAACAAACGCGCTACGATTATCAACCAATTCCAAACCGACCCTGACCCACGAGTAATTATCATCCAGCCACAAGCCGCAGCGCATGGTGTTACTCTAACTGCTGCAAACACGGTGGTATGGTTCGGGCCTACATCATCAGTCGAAACATATTTACAAGCCAATGCTCGCGCGCATCGCAAAGGGCAAGACCATAAAGTTACAGTAGTAATGTTGCAGGGTAGCCCTGCGGAAGAAAAGATGTACACAATGCTGAATAGTAAAGTTGATGTACATCAAAAGTTAGTGGATTTATACAACGATATTTTAAATTCGTGATGTCGTAAGATACTTGACGAGTTAAAAAGAAGAGCGTAGAATACGCCTGCACTATCAATTTAAGGAGAATGATATGAGTGATGAAAGTCGCGACATTGCCAATGCCGCCTTGCTGTTAGACCAAGATATTGATAGACGGATTGCTTTAGCATTAGTCCGTTTACTCAACCCTTCTAATGTTACCTATGAACTAACAAGACTAGACCAAGCGTTTCAGTCAAAAGACGCTGCGCGTATATCCAATGCAGTCAGTGACAATATAGTGCATGGGCTACAGTGGAGTGGCATGTTTAATTCAGTAGTAAAACAAACAATAAAAAATAGCTTATAGGAGAATCATATGGCTGATGTTACTATCGACCAGCTAATTGCTATTGACCGCAAGATGAATGATGCGTTAGCTGAGTTACAAACTAAGATGGATGGAATTGAAGAACAACGCAAGTCGGTTCGACAAACTATCCTCGACATGATGCAAGAGCAAGGTGTCAATTCGGTTTCTTCAAGCCACGGCACTGTATCTCGCACAATCAAAGACCGCTACTGGACAAACGATTGGGCTGTGTTACACCAATATATCTTGGAACACGGTGCAGTTGATTTGCTTGAGAAGCGCGTACACCAAACTAATATGAAGGAATGGATTGATGGGCACCCTGATGACTATCCACCAGGCCTAAATATAGACCGTGAGTATTCAATTACAATCCGTAAACCAAGAAAGGACATTGCAAATGGATGAGAACCAAAACAATGACCTGCTGACTATTGACGAGGCTATGGCATATCTCAAAATCAGCAGGGCAACATTAGCGCGTCGACGCTATGCTCAGATACCCCCAAGATATGTACAGATTGGCACGCGAGTATTTTATCGCAAGTCTGATTTGGAAGATTTTATTAACGCAAGCACAATCGTAGGAGATACAAATGAGTAATGTAACTATTTTTAATGGCGCATCTTTACCAGCCCACATCGCAGCGCGTGGTCTTACACAGTCTACTTTGAACTTGGCGGGTAATACAGGCCCATCAGTTAAGCGTATCTCGATTGACGGTGGTGTGTTCCGTGCAATGCAAGGTAGTACTGAAATCTCTAAGAGCAAGTCTCGTGAGATGAATATCGTTATCGTGCGTACAGCACCTAACAACAACCGTTCTTACTACGACCCATCAGTAACATACGTGCGAGGTCAAGCCACACCACCTGCATGTTCATCAGCTGACGGTATCCGCCCTGATGCTCGTATTAAAGAACCACAAGCAGCTACTTGCGCAACTTGCCCACAAAACGTGGCAGGTTCAGGTAATAATGGCGCTCGCGCTTGCCGTTACCATCGTCGTTTAGCGGTTGTGTTAGAAGGTGATTTGAATGGTGAGGTTTACCAATTGACTCTACCATCTACATCAATCTTTGGTAAAGGTGAAGGTACAAAGAACCTACCATTGGAAGCGTATGCTCGCATGCTTGCATCTAATAATGTGAACGTCGACGACGTTGTAACTACAATGGAATTCGATACTGATTCATCTACACCGAAACTAACATTCAGCGTGGCTCGTTTCTTGGAAGCTGGTGAGTCTCAAGCTGTTATCGCTCAAGGTGAAACACAAGAGGCTATCTTTGCTGTAGGTGAAAACACACAAGCGGCACCTGCCCCACAGGTTATCGCACCACCACAATCAGCGAAGGCAGCGCCTGCGAATGGATTTGAAGCTCTTGCACCTAAAGCACCAGTACCAGCCGAGGCTGTAGCCCAAGCTGAGACAGCGATTGCGGAAGATGGCGTAGATGAGCCAACCATTCCTGAGCCTGTAAAAGCTAAGCAACCTGAACCTGCTGGACGCTCTGCACAAATTAGCAACGTTCTTGCAGCTTGGGGTGACTAAGCTTATAATTAACACACCCACCATCACGGTGGGTGTCTTTTCTTTTAACCTCGGAGAATGGCAATGAATCAGATAGAAACAATCCCAACAGACCAGCTAGTACAAAAAGTCATAGAAAATAATGCGGTCATCAAACAAATTACAGAATTTAATGATGCAATCTTCGCGGAAGTAATTAAGCGCGCAGACCAAAATCGTCCAGTACAACAAGAGCTATTTTAGTAGGGGGTAGATATGTCCGCGCTTCTCAAAAGCGTACTACCACCTAGCGGTGCCTATTGCCTAACAACAATTAAAGACGGTGCCCCGTTTCAAGTCTTCTATGAGGATGTCGATGATTTAATCGAAGACGGTCTACAAGCGTCAGCTGATGGTAAAAACGCGTACTACGCTATGGCCTCGTTTGTTAAATGGGGTAAGCGTACGCAAGATAATGTGCAACACCTGAAAGCTTTTTGGCTTGACGTTGATTGCAAAAACAAAGACCCTGAAAAGGACTACGCTACAAAGGATGACGGTATTGCCGCCATTCAGGATTTTTGTAAACGTCACTCGTTCCCTCGCCCTACTATCGTAGACTCAGGTAACGGTTGGCATGTCTATTGGATTTTAACCGAAGCGATTGATAAAGACGCGTGGCAGCCTGTGGCTGATACGCTTAAAGCCTTATGCCTGAATGATGGCCTGAGGATTGACCCTGCGTGTACTGCTGACAGTGCGCGAATCTTGCGTATCCCTGATACGCTTAACTACAGGTTTGACCCGCCTTCGGCTGTGAACGTCGTATTAACAAGCTCTGAAGTTTTCTTCGAGGCGTTTGGCTCTTTAGTACAACAAGAATACGATGCATTAGGGCTGAAACATATCCCGCAGGTAGCAGGCGCGCCTACTAAAAAAGAATTAAGTGCAGCTACGAAAGCATTGTTGGAAAACTCCACATCATCATTTAGAAAGATACTAACGCGAGGAGCCGCAGGAACAGGTTGCGCTCAGCTAAATCATTGCGTAGAAAATCAGGCTACACTTGAAGAGCCTTTATGGCGTGGGGTTTTATCCGTAGCACAGTGCTGCACCGATGCTGATAAGGCAATTCATTTTGTATCTAATCAACACCCTGAATACGACCCAAGCTTCACCGAGAAAAAGCTAGCGAGACAAAAGGCCCTTACACTTGCGCTACCTTTGATGGACTACGCGCGAACGTATGCACTAGCTGCCCACATTGGGGGAAGATTACAAGCCCTATTCAGCTAGGTAAAGAGATTGCTCAGGCACCTGCGGTACCACAAGTAGTTCAGATGGTTGCACCGCCTGTAGAAGAACCAGTCGAAGAGCCAGTTGACATGAGTTTGATTGATGCAGCGTTGGCTAAATTCCACAACGACCAATTAAATGTGACCATACCTGTACCCCCAAAGCCATTTTTTAGAGGCGCTAACGGCGGCCTATACAAGCAAGTTAAGCTAGAAGACGGTACAACAGACGACAAATTGATTTATAGCGATGACTTTTACGCGCACTCAAGATTGTTTGACCCTGTAGATGGTCAGGTTTTAGCATGCAGGCTTCACTTACCTTTGGATGGGATACGTAACTTTAATGTCCCCGTGAAGTCGATAGGTTCCAAAGACGAACTACGCAAGTTGCTAGGGTGCCAAGGCATCGCAGCTAGTGACTACACAATTAAAGAGTTGAGCGCATATCTAATCGCATCAGCCGAGGAGTTAAAGTATATGCAGAAAGAAGAAAAAGCCCGTACCCAAATGGGTTGGCAAGAAGATGGTAGCTTTGTGCTAGGTAATCGTGAGTATTCTAAAGCAGGTATTCGCCACTGCCCACCATCAAATGCTACGATGAACTACCAACATATGTTCCGTATGGAAGGCGACATGACTACATGGCGTCGAGTCTTAGACTTGTACAAGGCTCCAGGGTTCGAGATACATCAGTTTATATTTTTCTTGGCGTTAAGTTCGCCGATGTTTAAATTTATTGACCAGCCAGGAATGATAACTTCCATGATTAGTGATGAGTCAGGTCTTGGCAAAACAACACTTAGTAAAGTATGTAATAGTGTATGGGGGCACCCTGATGAAATGATGTCAATGCCTCACGATACGCTAAACGCTACTGTGAACCGCATGGGTGTGTTTAATAGCATCGCCTTGTTTATCGACGAGTTCACGAACAAATCACCTGAGGTATGTAGCGACATTGTATATATGTCAACGCATGGTCGTGGTAAAGAACGTATGTCAAGCAGTGCCAACGTAGAAAGAATTAACAACACTACATGGCGCTCAGCTACATTCGTTACAGCCAACGCAGCGATTCGCGACAAAATCTCCTCTCTAAAAGCATCAACTGAGGGTGAGAATATGCGGTTGCTTGAGTTCGATATGCGCGGAACACCTGTGCTTGAAAAGGAAGTTGCCGATAGTACATTCCCACTAATGCACAAAAACCACGGGGTAGCAGGACATATATGGGCATCATGGCTGGTACAGAACGCAAGTAAAGTAGAACCGATGGTAGCGCAAGTTAAACGCGACTTAGATAAAAAATACAAGTTTAATAACAAAGAACGTAATTGGTCAGCTTGTTTTGGCGCGGCCTTTGCCACTGCCTACGTTACTAAAGAGCTAAAGATTCACGACTTTGATATTCAAAATACGATTAGTAAGTTGGTGGAAATCATGTATCGCATGCGCGATGAAATTAAAGAAAGCATAACGCTTTACGATGCGCTACTTGCTGACTTCTTGACTGAGCATCATAACAGTATCTTGGTTATCGACGGCCTGCCTGATATTAACGGACTCAAGGCACCGCCTAAGAATCGGACTAGCGGGGCTGTCGTAGCGCGCTACGAGCCTGATACTAACAAGCTGTATATTTCATCAACGTCGATACGTGAGTACTGCGCAAGGAAGCAGTTTACATTTAACAGTCTTAAACAGTTGTCAGGTGCTATCACTACTACTTGCCGACTAACAGCAGGTACAGGCGTGGCTGCAGCCCCATCAAGCGTATTATTGTTTGATACTAAAGCGGTAGGGTTGGATATGAGCATGTGGCATGATAAGGGTGCAGATGCGGTTTGAGTTGCCTGATGGTGGGGAAATGGACCTTCCAATGGAATACATGGAAGTTAAAGATTGTTTGTTCGTACCCACCATTCATCCTGATGACGTGCAAGTGAAGCTTTATAAGATTGCTCAGCAGTTAGAATTTACCATTACTACTAGGACAGTAATATATGATGGGTATTTGGGCGTGAGGTTTTGGCGTACAAATTAATGCTTGCATTGATTAATATTGTCTGATACAGTCCGAACTGACAGCTCCATCTGTCATTCTCCTCCCTCGGCCCCCACTTCGGTGGGGGTTTTTTATTGTTCCGCTTCGAACTCAGCTATGCGGTTAACCATTTCAGGCAGTCTATCCTTTAGCATTTCATATGCACGGTTATCCAATTCAGTAATTTTATCGCGCGCTGTATCAGGGTCTTGCGCAATTGCACGAGCTTTTTGTTTACGGATTTGGTTAAGCTGATTACTCATAGCGTTTATGCTGTAATGCATAGCGATTAGAGGACGATTTTTATCCATGTACTCGCGAGCTTTCTCAGGGTCTTCTTGACGTAGTTTAGCAAGCGTAGTCGTTGCTTTATCCGCACGGTCTTTAAGTTCGTAGAAGTCCGATTTCAATGCACCGCCTTCTTGGTCATAGAACATAGCGCCTAGCACAGGCATCTGATTTAGCTTAGCGGCTGGCTTATTACCTGACAACATATCGGTTGTGTACAAGAAGTCACGACCCATACTACCAAACCAACCACGCATTACATTATCTAGTTTGATTGGGCTAATAGCTAACAAGTTACCACCAATGCCTGTTGCTTCGCCTGCATCAAATAGTACGTTACTAAACCATTTAGCTAATTCACTTGTGCCTTCGTTGTACTGCTCATTAACATCTGCATGGCCTAATGAATAGCCAACCAATGGACGGCTTGAGAAGAATGAGTAATTAGTCATGTTCTCTAGTAATGGTTTAACTGCTGTAGGAGTTACGTCGCCCACACCAAAGGCTAAGCCAGCTAAGGCTGATACTTCCGCACGGAATGCTTTAGCGCCCGTCTCGCGTTCTTGGTCTGTTGCTAAACGATACCCTTTCTCAATCGCTACCTTAAATGGTAGGAACTCAGGCGCCACAGGAATTTTAAACCCATTCATTAAGAAGTTATGATTCTTCACTTCTTCGCCAGCACGTTCATAGTCGTCATCACCTGATGCAGCCATAGCATAGATTGCTGTAAACGCTGCCATTTTAGCCATGCGCCATGCGATGACCTGCTTAGCTTGAGCCTTAGAAACGCCAGGAATCTTGCCTCGCAATGCCATAAGCAAACGATACTCACCTTGAATACGTGAGTTAACGAACGGAGCCAAAGCCATCAAGTAGTTCATGAACTGTGAATGACCACGGTTTTGGAAGTTAATCATCATCAATGCACGTAGGCTAGCTTCGTTATCTGAACCACCATTTTGCTTGACGTTATCGTACACCGCTACGCGAGTAGCTAGGTCGTTGGCTTGCGCCATGCGTTCACCAGCTTCTAAGTACTTAGCGATACCTTTACGTTCTGCACCGAATAACTCTTTCTTAAAGTTATCATATGTATCTTGGTAGTCGATTTGACCGATGATACCTGCATCGCGCAATGCTTTAGCTAATTCTGTTTCTGAATGGATATTCTTCATGAATTCAGGCGCAGATTTTCTAAGTAATTTAAACATCCCAGCTTCTGTACCTGAAACTACAGGTGCGCGCATAGCGTCCTGAATAATTTGGTTGTACATAAACGAAGGCATCAAAGTAACACCCTTGCGTAGGAAGCCTGTGAAGGCGCGCATAATACGAATAGCTGTATTTGAAACTGCTGGCGCTGCATCGAAGATAGCCGCATCGTTTTTGTCGATAATCTTAAAGCGTTGTAATTCGCCATCTTTAAGGAACTCAACTGTGTTAGCTGATTTGTCGTCGATGTTAGTGTATTTACCACCTAGTAACGGATTGTGCTTATGCATTGTGTCCATTGTTTCAGCGATTAGATTAGACGCATTGTTACGAATAGCGCGCTTCATTAGCCATACTTGATTGTCAAGGATGTTTTCCATGACGTTCTTAACTTCGCGGTCACTACCCTTAATATGGAACTCACGTTTTGCTGATAGCAAACTACGCAAGAATGTACCATCAGATACATTAGGGTCTTGCTCACGATGGAATGGAACATACTCGTAGCGTTTTAAGAATTCATCCGCTTTAGCGCGAGTGAATACGCCAGTTTTAACCATTAGGTCTAGGGTACGCCCACGGATACGTTGATACATATCCTGCCATTCTTTGTATTCTTGTGCGTACTTACGTTGTAGTTCTTTACCGTATGCGTAGTCGCCTGGAGTAAATTCATCTTTACCCAAGATACCTTGTTGTTGCAATTCTTTGAAACGGTCAGCCAATGCCATATGAGAGAACGCATCAGTAGCGGCAGCTTCTGACATACCATCGGCTTTCATAGCTGCTTTAATTTTATCAGCTAGGCCATTCAAGTTTCTGACGTTATCGTCAGAACGGACTACACGAATTACACCTTCTTTATCCATATCAAGATAACCATTGGCAGCAGCGCCAGTAGCTAAGTCAGTATCATGCAATGAACGATGATAATTTAAGAAGCCAAGTTCTTTACCTGTTTCAGGGTTTAAACGTTGCTCAGGGCCAAAGAAGTCGGTACCTTTCATCTCAAATGATGTACCACCACCTACTAACTTATTACCTAGCCAGCCTGTCCAGTTGCCGCCTACCTGATGTTCTACTCGGTCTTTTAATGTGTAGTCTTGTTTATTAGTAAAGAATGTACGACCTGCCGCAGCAGCAGCTTGACGTTCTGTATCGGTTGGTTGTTCGCTAGGTTTGCGCGATGCTTGTAGCTGTTCAGCCGTAGCTGTATCAGCATGGGTTGTTTCAATACGCGCGGCGCCATGTACTAGCTCAACAATATCATGAGGAGTAATAGAGTCTGGGTTGTAATGAAGATTCTTAATTGTATTTAAGATGCCGTTCCATAACTCACGTAGCCAACCTGCTACACCAGCTTTATCAGCTGGCTGTGATTTGAATGGGTCAATCTTATAGTCATCAATAGCAACTTCTGTAAAGTACGCAATAACCTCTTGGTTAAAACGTGGTGAGCCAATTTCTTCGCCTGACTCCAATGCACGACTGATTGCTTCACGAGCAATCTTTTGACCTAGTTTATCGCCTTTGGCTTTGCCCTCGCTTGCATCCCATTTAAAGATGCGGTTAGCTAGCGCGTTGATACGGTCTTTACCAATAAGTTTTTCTAATCCGATGTGACCGCCACGCTCATGCATCACTGAACCGAGTACCTTGCCAGTTTTCATTTGGCTGGCAACATAATAATCTTTGCCAGTACGTGGGTCGGTAAACGCTTTCATACCTTTAGATTCTGCTTCTTCTCGCATTGTCTCAGGTAGCTGGTCGTAGGTATCTACGATTTCAGGTGGGTTTTTATTCCAAGCATTTTGTGGAATAACTTTGCGTAGTGTGTTCTCAACTTCGCTTACGCTTGCTGGACTTAAGTCCGCTTCCTCTTCTATAGATTTGGCTGGGCGTTTAAAGCGTCGTTTAGACGCGAGTAATGCATCAGCATCTGGTTCAGCTTCAATATCAGCTTCACCTGCGATGTCCTCTTGTCTTTGCGTTGCGGTATCTTCTGTTGTAGCTAGTTTGACTTTACGTTTGCGCTTAGATACTTCAGGTGTAGGCCAGTTAGCATGCTTAGCAGCCATATCTAACGCGGTTTGCATAGCCTGTTCTTGTGGCATGCCAAAGGTCTCTAATGTCTGCGCAATGATGTTAATGTCTTTAGCTTGCTTCTCGGATGTGTTGCGTGTTTGGTCATCAAGCACACTGTTAATAAGTTTTTGTGCGCCTTTCCATCCTTTACCTTTCAAGCCTAATGCGTTGTAGTCTGGTCTCTCTCGTGTAGTAGATTCATCAGCAGTAGCTCTAGTGCCGCCCATTGTGATTGGCTCAGCCCGATTGTATCTTGGTTCGGTTCCGCCTCCCACATCAGCTGCTGCCACGCTGCCTCTATCACCTTCAGTTCCAAGGTCAAGACCGAGTTGTCGCTCAGTAGGTTCATACTTTTCACCTCTCAATTCAGCTAATAGTTTATCGACATCAGTGGTAGCTTCAGGGTGCACGACCTCACGAGTTTCATTTCGTAGTGCAGGAGTATTTACAGACTCACCTAAATGGAATAAGTCTTGTTGGTATTGGGATTCAGGACTGAATTTATATCCTGTTGTACTGCCTTTAATAACCAAGTTAGGGTCAATTGGAGTAGTGCGTTCCCATTTAGAACCAAGATGCTTGTCCATCCATTCGTCGATTTTTGAATTGATTTCATCATCGTTCTTACCCTTGTTGCGAAGTTTAAGTTCTTCCAACGGTTGCATAAATGCATCTGGGGTATGGCGGTCAATACGCGCGCCCATGATTGGCTCAAGTAACTCCATGTTCGCTTTACTGCGTGGGATACCTAACTCATCAATAGTGTGGTCGCCAAATACTTTATCAAATGACTGACGAAGTTCAGCCTGTTTAAGGTCTTCATCAATTTTAGCCTGCGCTGGTACCTGACCCATTAGCTTCTTTAAATCAGCGCGAATCTGGTTACGTTCTTCCTTGCTGTAGTTATCTACAGGGAAATGCAAATCAAAGTTTTCTTTAGCTAGGGCGTCTTTAATACCCTCTTTTGTTGTCAAGCTTAACTGAGGTTTAGCAACCTCTGCTTGAGGTTCTTCTTGTTCTGCCGCTGTCTTTTTATCAAGTAACTGACGTAAACGGTCAGTCATCACTGCACGGGTTTCTTGTTCTTGGCGAGCAATCTCTTCGCGTACTGCATCAGCGCCTGTAATATCAGCATGCTCTTGTTTGGCTTGGTCAACAATATCTTGTTGGCGTTGACGTTCTTGAGCAATTGCAGCTAGGTCTTTATCGCGTTGCTGTTGTTCAGCAGCTAATTGGTCACGAGCAGAACTGCGAGCTGACACCCCTTCAATACTACCTAGAGGGCCAAGCATTGCTGTTTGGTATGCTGTTTTGCGATATTCGTCTAGTGCTGAGTCATCAGCTAATGGTAAGCCTGCTTGATGGCGTTCAAGCATCTGTTGGAATACTTCTGTTGGGATTTCGGCAGCCATGGTTTTACCAGCGCCGCCAGCTAGTGTGCGGGTTAGTCCGCGCTCAGCAATTTTCTCAGCGATTGAGGTACCTATTTGGCTTGGTTTAATACCTAACAAACGACCAAACGCGAAGCGGTCAGCAAGAGCATCTGCGAATGTAGAAGGAATAGCCTCACCGTATGCAGAAGCTGCATTGATATTAATTGGTTCGCCTTTGGCTTGCTGTTCTTGAGCCTGACGTTCGATATGCGCACCCGCTACTTCGGGGTATAGGGCAGCTGCGGAGCCAGCTATTGCACCCAATGCTTTTACTTGTGGAGGGCCAGGAATCTTAGCGCCAGCCCATGCACCACCTGCTACTTTAGCAAGGTTAGGGAATTGTTCTTCGATTGTACCTGGGATTTCCTTGATGGTTTCCCCAACGGCAGGTAGGATACCTTGCGTTTCGTATAGGTACTTAATCTTTTCAGGGCTGAACGCAGCGCGTTCTTTGATAGCTTGTTGACGAGCAAGACCAGTTTTACCTGCCTCAGTAGCATCTGCCAAACCAGTAAAGCCTGTAATATCAGACGCGAGCGAACGCTTGATACCACCTACAAGTGGTTCTTTTAATCCCTTAGCAGGTTCAATCATCTGCGTATATTGTGGGATGACGTCGTTCTCAATCGCATTAACAATTTGGTCATGCGACATATCATCTGGGAATCGGATTTCTCCGATTCCAGGAACTTTAACTAAAGGCATGGTAGTCCTTAATTATCTTGCTGGTTGGTAGGTGAAGCCACCTGATTTATCTTGTACTAATGAACCGCCGCCTGTAGGCGCTGCAACTATTGGGCCTTTAACACCTAGCTTCTCAGCCGCAATAGTTGCGATGTAGTCGTAGTAACCTTGAGCAGCAGCGATTTGTTTCTTGTCGCCCATCTCAATTTTCTTATCTAGGTCGTTACGAGCGTTAGTCAACATGCCAGTGATAAGCTGTGTTTGTTGCGCAATATTGTATCTCTCAATGCCTTGCAAGTCTTTTTGAGCCTTATCTTTGCTGACATTATACCAATCATTATAGTGCTGAGCAGTAATTGCCAACTCTTGTTGTTTTTGCCCTGCTGATACTTTTGCAACTGCCGCATCGAAATTACCTTTAGCATTAGCCATCTCAAGTGAATTTAGATAACCAATTTTAGCCAAGCGATTTTGTTCATAACGTGCAATATCAGCCTGTTCGCTTTGTTTACCATGCGTAGCCATAGCGACTTGTTCAGCATGTGCAGCTTGAGCAAGTTGAGACTGAATAGCAAAGCGTTTTTCAGCAGCATCGTTAAGGTCTTTCTTAGCAGCTGCGTATTCTTTCAAGCCTTCTGCACCACCAGCACCGATATTAGTTAGCGCGTAAGGTGATGTACCTGCCATAGTAGCGAGGCCAGCTTTCATCAACGCCATCCAAGGTGCACGTTCTTCTTCACCTTTGGCTTTTTCTTCCATGCCAGCAAGCTTGTCTTTAAGTGCAACCATGCCTTCGTCAGTACCGATAAGGCCTTTAAGTTCTGCCATATGTTCAGCGGCGGATTTCTTAGGTTGTACTAACTTATCATACTCACCTGAACGGTCTTTAGGACCTTCATATTTAAGTTCACTAAAATCTTTATTAGCGCCAGGCAATACAACCGCACGGTCTGCACTTTTTGTCTCTGTATCTTTAGCGCCTGATTTGTCTTTAACTAAAGTGTCATCAGGTACTGGTTTGCCTTTATCTTTAAGGTAGTTCACCGCAAAGTCGTGTGCTGCTGCATCTATATCACTAGTTGCGGCTTTTGCAGGGGTTGCAGTAACAGGGTTTTTAGCGTTTTGTTGTTTTTCAAACGCTGCGCGTTCTGCGTCTGTAGTATCTGCCGCAGGTTGTGCATTGTCATAACCGTGAATAGTCTTGCCTGTCTTAGGGTCGTATCCTGTTATGCGTTTATCCCATAGCCATTTACCTGTACGATACGGAATGTACCCTGGAACTGCCCACTTTAAAACGTCAATACCTGCATTACCAACAGAAGAACCAGCTAATTCTTTTCCGTATGCTTCATCATCAGGGCTAATACCAGCGTGACTGAATCGAGTAGGGTCAGCATAATATTTACTGAAGTCAATCGTACTGCCATCTTTACCAGCAAACCCAGGAACATCACCGCCGTCGTCAAATGCAACGATGCCACCGCCTTTAAATGCTTCTTCACCTACGTTAGGATTAAATTGAGTAATCCCAGGATTGCGTCGCGCTTGCTCTAATTGAGCCAGCTTCATATCCATCTGTTGTTTAACAGTGCCTTGTGGCATAGGAGCTGCAGCGGCTTTAGCTGAGTTCATGCGTTGTAATTGATTGATTTTGTCTTGCTCTAATAGAGCTGCGTACATTGGGGGTAGTACTTTATTTTGTGCTGATTGGCGCACTTGCTGTGGTGTTTCATATTCATCAGCCAAGGCTTGTCTATGCATGAGGCTAGTAATCCCGCCTTCTGCAAAACGTTGTTCTTTAATTGCGCCACCTTCTTTAGCGCCTTTATTAAGCGCACCATATGCACCGATACCAGTAGCAGCCAAACCACCTAATTGAGATAGCGTACTTGGAGACGCTTGGTAGTTTTGTGTAGAAGTAACTTGCGTAGGTGTACCACGAACCAAATTCATCATCTCGCCCAATTGCATCATTGGGTACTGTTGACCCATAGCGTAGTTTTGGATAGCTTGATTGATAATATTTTGTTGTTGCTGTTGCTGTGTAGCACCCATTTGAGCTTGCGTACCAAGGATACCTTGCTGTGCAGATAACTGTTGTTGGCCAATGTTTGCTAGATTTGAGCCCATTTGACCTGCTTGACCAAGACCTGATAATGCTGCTTGTTGTCCTTGAAGCCCTAGGTTTGCACCGAATTGCATGTTTTGCAAAGCTTGGTTATACGCATTGTTGTAACCCTGACCGATTAGATTTTGCTGTGCCAACATCGCATTGCGCTGTGCTTCTGCTTGAGCTAACTGCCCACGAGTACCACCAAAAGCACCTGCCGCTGTAGCTTGACTTGCTGCTTGATTAGCTGCGATTTGTCCTTGACGACCCATCTCTGCTAATTGCGGTTGCAATGCCTGTTGAAGGTATGGGTTCATGAATGACCCCACTGCATATGGATTTGTCGCCATTTGATTGTACTGTTGCCCAGCACCTGCAGCTTGACCTGCTATACCCAACGAACCTAACCCAGCAGCACCTGTCATCTGTGTACCAGTACCGAACTGACCTGGCATTGTCAACTGCCCCGCGCCTGTTTGTGCCTGAGTTTGTAGAGGTGAGAAGCCTGCTACATATTTAGATGGGTCTGTGCTATATGGTGTATAAGGTTTAATACCAGTGATATCACCACCTGCGTTTGTATTGAATAGTTGCCCTTTAGCCGCTGCTAACGTAGATGTAGCATATGGCATTATCTCAGGTGGAATAGATACCTGATTAACAGTTTGGGTTGTAGGTGCAGCACTGCCACCACCGCCGTCCATATAGAACGTGAACTGGTCAACCAATAACCATTTAAGCGCTTTTAGAATACTCATAATTTGATTTCCATTAATGTGTTGCGAGGCTCAAAATTGAACCTTTTTAAATAACGAACCATTGATGGGCGACCAAACGCTTGTAATTTAGTTGCACCGAAAGCAGTAACAAGTTGTTTCAACTGCTCAAAGGTATCTTTGTTTGTAATTAATCGACCTCCCGTAGAGGTCACAATAGCATTTCTGTGATTAGGCGTATTTAGAAATGAAACAGTAGCTGCACCATGCACGTTATTATCATCATCTACCGCAACTATCAACAACCATTGCCCACTTGTAACAAACTGCTTAATATGAGATAGGTTGTAATCACGATATTCTTCGCCATATAGTGCACCTTCAGCCATAGCTGACTTAATAAAAGGTTCAACTAATGGCCATGATTGGTGGATATGATTTGGCTCTACTGTTGTTATTCTCATGACGGTAGATATTTATCCGCTTTAATTTCCTTACCTTGTTTGCTGTGGCCTGTTCTAGCCTTACGAACTTTGTCCATCATATCATATAATCGTTTAGCACCTGCATCGGTTGACCCATTGCCTAAATGAGATACCACGTCGGCTGGCACTACAAACTCACCGTCAGCCAAGCGAGCAGGTTGTTTTGCACCAATTGAAGCTGGAATGTTATCAGACATACCATCGCCAGGACCTTTAAGTAATTGACCACCATCAGAATAAGAGCCTAAGTTTGCAATACCACCTTCAGCCATATGGGCTACAGGTTGACCTGTTAATGGGTTTGTATTTGGTTCATAGCTTGCCATTGCTTGCTGTGCGCTTGTTGGCATTTGTGATGGTGTTGCATAGAATGAGCGTTGCTGTTGACTTTGTGGATACATATCATCACCCATAAAGTTAATTGGGTCACCACCGCCAGCTAATGCAGCAATACCGCCTTCAGCCATATATACAGGAGTTGGATTGCCTAATGGTTGATAGTTACCTGCTAAGCCGAACTGAGGAACGTTTGGGCCTTTGATATTAGGAACTTTACGTTTTGGAGTCATTAACGCTAGCGCGCCTAGACCACCTGCACCAGCTAATAACGGATGAGCCTTAACCCAATTTTCTGCGCCATATGCAGTGTCTTTAACAGTGTCCCACATACCTGGACTAGTAGCGGCTTGTGATGCAGCGTCAGCTGCTGTTGTAGCAAGGCCAGTTGGAATGTCACTAGACAACGCGCCTGATAGATATTTACCAGCCATTGGGTCAAACACGACGTCAGCGGCAGGAGCACCGAAACCAGCATACCCTCCAACACCTGGCGCTAAGCTTTCAATACCAGTAGTAACAGGACTAGTAGCTAAATCAAGTGCACCTGCGGAAGTTAACCCTTCTGGAGCCATTTGACCTAATACACCACCTGCATCAACTGCAGCGGTATCCAATGGAGTAAACCCACCTGTAATCCCACCAGTAACGCCACCCAATACAGAGCTAAGAGGATTAAACCCTTTACCCGTAATTAAATCTTTCCCTGTCGCGAGTGCTGAACCAAGCAACATGCTTTCGCCCAAACCCCCATCGAAAGAAAAGATAAATTGGCTTAGTAAGCCGTGTAAAATGGATTTAAAGCTAAGCATGATTTGCGTCCTTGTTTATTTGTTTGAATAATATCATATTACACCGCTGATACAAACGTTATTGAGCCTACCGCAGAAGGTTCTGAGGGGTATGCCATAGGGGAAGTTTGTGCCACTTGAGCGTGAATATAGACTCCTTTAGTACCACCGCTAGTTGCAGCTGTCGGTGTCCCCCACCATAATGCCACATTATCTCCAGCTTTCAACTGAAATACTACTTCTGAATACCCACCTACATAACTAGCAATCAACGCACTTTTTGCTGCAGGTAATGTAAAGCTCGTAGTAGACCCAGTAACATCTACTCCGTTAACTCGTAACCAAACAATCGCATCTATAGCTGTTGTATTATCAGTATTTGCAATCTGAAGGCTATATGTGATTTTATACGTACCACTTTGTTGCACAGTAGCCGTACCATCTGCATTTAACGTAAAGGATTGCGCGCCACCTAGGGTATTCCACTTAACCATTGTAGGAATATTGTTGCCTGTCGCATATTGAGTTGTCGTGTCATATGCAGCAATAAAAGGAAAACGCAAATACTTTCCGCCAGTATCCCCAACCAAACTTTGCGAGTAGTTATCTACCTGTGCAAAGTAAAGACGTAGCGCATTTAATACTTGGTCTTGGTATTGCTGGCTGTAATCAACCGGTGCAATCGGTAAGTTAGGTGCCTTTGATGGGCGTATTGGCAAATCTTTTAACGGAGTAACCATTAACGTCTTCCATCAGGGCGAATATCAATACGTGGGCTACCCAACTGCCACGCTACACCTAGACCTGTAGACTCGATACGGAATGCCATTTGACGACCACGAAGTCTTGTATATACCTGACCTGTAAATTGTTGGATAGTATATTGTGGCGCAGTGATATAATTATTAGCGCTTGTTACAACAGGATTATCTGCGGTGCCATATGGTGTTCCTGAGTTTTGGCGAGGCTTAACCGTAATAGTTACAGCTGGTTGATTAGCCGTTGAACCGTTAAAGTTAACGTCAGGAAGTATACGCCAAACGAAGCCGAAATTATGACCGTCCCCAATATCAAAATCAGACGATTGAACATATGCATTAATCGGTTGTGGGTTACTTGTAGATAGGTCATCACATCCAATTTCATGGTATAGGAGTCTGCTATTATAGTCTGCAGCCACAGGATATTGTACTGAACCTGTCTGTGCCCAAGCAGTGCGAGCCATTGAGCCATAGTACCAAACACGGTCTAGATAATTGTAAATTACGTATTTATCAATAGTAGTGCCGCTGCTAGACTTGCTTACATAGAACCACCATACTTCATTATATGCTTCATTACTACCAGTAAATACTTGGTACGCTTGGTCTTGATTAATATCTTCGAAAATATATTGACGTAGCGCGCACGGTAGAACCTCTACACGACCTGAGTACATATAGAACCGGTCACGGCCCATCCAGTAGGTCACGTTATTAACTGTAATCATTGAGTTAGGAGACATGACGGAGATGTTATCCATCAAGATATTAAATCCCCAAACATATGGCGCACCTAGGTATTGCATTGAATACAAGCAGCTATCAGTCCAAACTAAAATCTCTTGACGCGTAGCTTTAGCGCCCATGATGTAGGAGCCGTTAGTTAGTAAGAATTCGCCTGATTGATTTGTAATTTCAGGAATCCATTGATACGCATTAGCTTGGTCTGACCAACGAACTAGCATTGGGTTAAAACTTGTTGCTGCATTGTTTGGTGAATAAGGATTAGCGCCAAATGCAATAACGAATTCTTGAATAGCTGAGGCCACAACTTGATATGTTGAGCTAGGCACAAAACTACCTGCATATGAGAACGCATAAGTCCCTGAACTTGCACCAGTTGCAGTTGTAGTAATAGGTACTGTTGTTGAACCTGTTACATATGTAGATGCTACTTTAGTACCTACAGGTAGATTAGTTCCTGTAATTACCATGTATGGGAATATGTTCTGTGCATCAGTACCTGATACGGTAATACTTGTTGCGCCTAGAATAAATGTAGCTGAGGCAGTATACGCAGTGGTTGCATCGGCATCGTCAGCTAAATACTTAGCGCGGGTAGAAACCCCGCTAGCATCTTTCCAATAGAAAATAGGGCCACCACGAGGAGCAATAATTAAATCAGAACCGTAGTTATCGTTAGACCATAAGCGCAATTGCAAGCCAATACCTGTAGCATAGCTAGAACTCCAAGTGCCACGGCTGTAAGGCCCTGCACCCCAACCAGTGCCTACTGAGAACACGTTTAAGCCTGTAGGATATTCATATTGTGCAGATACAGACCCACCACCTGTTGTAGTCGAGGTAGCAGCGCTGGCAACTGTAATAGTATATGTTGTTGAGGTTGGCGTTGTCTTTATTTCGTAGTCGCCAGAGATAGTCACCCCACCGACAGTGTACGTGCCATTAAAGTTTACAAAATCACCTACAGCAGGGCTATATGTTGCGTCCGTAACTGTTACAGTTGTAGTTGAAATTGTAGTTGCAAAAGGGTTAGTTAATGCACTTGTATGTACGATAGGCGTGATGTCGTTATATGTCCCGCCATATAGAATGTAGTATTTAGAGTTAGTACCTACGCCTGTATATACATTACCTGCACCTGCATCAGCATCTGCCCAAATCCAAATAGAGCGAGCTACACCATTATATTGGCTTGTAGATACTTGTGACCAACCACCAATCTTTTCAGGAAAGCCTGAACGAAAGCGAATATTATTTCCATCGTACCAACCGCCCTCGTTTGAGTAATCAGTACCTTCGCGGTTTAACCCTGGTCTAAACTGTAGTTTTTGTAATGGCATTATCTAACCTCTTGTTGTTTTCTTGCCCACTCTTGCCATTTTAAAATGGTCATTACGTCTTCTGCCCACTGTTCGGGCGTAAGTCCTTCGGTACTAACTGTATCCCCTTTGGTGTTTTCATTAGCTCCGCTGGTGGAGTCGGAAACTTTGGGCAATCCGGTGGTGGAACAGGATGAGGGCAGCCACTTAATATCGGGGTGAGTAGCATAATACTGCTTAAGACTAGTAATCGCATGTGCATATCCTTCTGTTACGTTTGCGGTAATTTCTTTTTGTTCGGCAATTCGTCTTTCGTTCTCCGCTTTTGCCAGTGCCACAGCGGCTGCATCTTGGGCAAGATGGTATTGGTATTTGTCATGTTCATGCGAATAGCCTTTGTAATAACCGAACCCGAACGCAAGCACAACCGTAGCTAACCCAGCTACGAATTTCCAATGGGCTTTAACCCAAATAAGTGCTAATTCAATCACTCTTCTTTACCCGCTTTGACATTTTGGTAAGTACGCCCTGTAATGTAAACACCCACCACAGATACCATGATAAAAGCGAAGTCCGCACTGATAAGCTTACCTTGCCACAATAAAAACGAACATAAAAACGTAATAAGTAGTACAAGTACATAACGTTGTCCTCCCCAATAAGCATAGGCATCGCGAGGCTTCATAATGTTTTACCCGCTTGAAAATCGGCAAGTGTTAACCCGCCAGTAAATTGTAGGTGTGGCATTTCGTTAAATTTTTTCCAACGTCCAGCCCATTCTAAGCCAAGACCTTCACCAATCTCACCACATTTGGTAAACAGTGCATCGTCGTTCCACACTGCCTTGCCATTAACAATAGGGACGAAATCAAAAGCAACGCGCCAATTATGAAAAGACTGACCAGCTTTAGCATTAGTTACCTTCTTTCCTGGCTCTGTTCTGCCTTGAGCATAGAGTTTGTCTTGGCATTCTGCATCACGATATGTTGATGTAATTATAACGTCAATCCCTGCAGCCTTACAGCGGTTAACAAACTCACTACACAAGGCAGCGACTTTAGGATTAAGGTCTGACATACTTCTTGAATTAATCATTACCAGCTCACAGTCATTGAAACTTGTTGTTGTAGGTAGATATTGTAATTGTAATAGCCTTCGCTTCGACCTGGGTCATATGGAGAAACAATATACGTAAAACCATTTGAAGCTGATGGCTGTTGTTGCACTAGCTCATATTGGTAACGACCACTATTATATGTACCGTAGATGCGAGTTGAATTTACAAGAGCTGAATTAGGCACTGACCATACAGTAATATCTGAATATAAGTCACCGTGATACCCTTCATTATATTCGCTTAAGGTAATACCTACAGAGGCCGCATCTACTTGATGTTGATATGCACCACCACTACTTGAGATTGCCCCACCTGATGCACTACCTGCAGTGATTGAAAAGTAATCGATATGGTCAACGTTACCACTAAATGCAAATACTTGCTTAGTAAATGCAGGTGCATTTAAAGTACCAAACGAAGAGCCACTGCCATAGTCCCCAATAGTTACTGTGATGTTAGCCCCTGGAGTAGTTGCATAAGTTGTAGATGCAATCCCTGACGTAGTTGGATATTTAACAGTCAATGAAAAATACCGATTGGCACAGTAAATGTATATGTGCCAGGATTAGCAAATGACGTAGACCCTACCGAAGCAGGATATACTTGCTTACTCACGCCGCCTGTGACAACCTGTGCAGCTTTTGGAGACTTCCACACACCGCCTGTTTTGACGTACAAGGCGATAACCTGTTTCCAGACCCCGCCTGTTTTAACATATACATTACCAGCCATTAGACTACCTGATACCAGATATCCCCATCATTACCGCCAGATGGAGCAGATGTTGAAATAGTTTTAGCGCCTGTTGCGTTTGTACCTACGTTAGTTACCGTAACCCCGTTAAGTGTACCGCTTGTGATTGCAGTACCTGAAATAGCACCGCCTTTAATATTCACAGCCGTATCACTTTGAGTACCTAGAGTACCTAGCAAGTAAGCAATGTTAGAAGTAAATAGCACGTTTGATAACTGCAATGGGCTTAAGAATGAAATAATCGGCGTACGAGTAACGTATTGTGTTACAGGCTGAGCATCGTTTGAAACTACATACCAGCCAATATCGCCAGAACCTGCGCCATAACCATAGAACAATACTGGATTAGATGCTGAACCTAATGTTTGCGCTTGGTCTACAGTCCATGATGTACCAGAACCTGAAGTGATTTTTGTGCCTAGTGATAAGCCTACTGCGTTTAAGTACTGGTTATTTGTGATAGTTCCTGAAGCAACAGATGTTACTGTTAGGGTTGTTCCAGAGATATAACCGTAGAACGATGAGTTTAGCGCAGAGCCTGAACCAAAGGCTGATATATAAGTACCATCAAGCACGTTAACGCCGTTTAAGTATTGACCTAAACCTACTGGATTGCCTTGAATGTAGAACTGTGTAATAACTAAAATGTTACCTACGATATAGCCTTCATATGCAGCTGCCGTTGCTGTATCTGCACTTGGTGCGCCATGGAAGTATGGTGATTGCATTTTGCTTTGAACATAGTCAAGCGTAGCAATCTGAGTCAAGATGTTAACCGCAGTGATTGGTTGTGGATATGAGGCTGTACCTACAGTTGATGCATTGTTGATTGTGTAAGTGCCAACCCCGCCAGTACCCGTACCGAAGGCAGTGATTGTTGTATTGTCAGGGAAGCCTGATGTTGTGTACAAGATGCCTGGATTATATACAGTTTGGCCTACTTTTAATGGGGCAGTAGGGGCAGAGGTTACATGTAGTGTAGTACCAGAAGCCCAACCTTCAAATGCAATAGGCACTGCAGTGTATGCAGTATATGGAGCGATTGAGTAGCAGTTAGAGCCTGTGCAGTAAATCATAATACTTGCACCGTTTGGCACTGTAGCAATAGTACCTACGCCTGTTACCCCCGAACCAGACCATGTTTGAACGCCGATGTCTTGGCCGCCCGTTGTGTTATTCACAACCACATATAGCTTAGATTGGCCGTTTGGTACTAGCAGGTTGTAATTTGAACTTAGTGTGCCAGTAGCAATTAAGACCGCATTACGTGCCTCGTCCGATACACCGTTCAGGTTTGATAGCACATAGTTTACATTGGTCATCGTAATGTTTTGGATGCCAGTAATAGCTTGTTCAAGCAATGTGCCTAAGTTATTATTAACTGTTGTACCCCAGACGTTGGCCTGTTCACCGTTCGCAGGTAGCGCTAATTTTAAATTCGTAGAGTAAGTAGTTGCCATGTTATATCCTGATTATTGTGAATCATCCACGGGGGTCCATGAATTAGTTTGCGTATTGTTGACATTTTGCCAGTTTGTAGCTTGGCTGTCATTAACTTTAGCCCATGTAATAGTTTGCGAGTCGTCGATTTTGAACCAACCACGAGGGAACTGGATATCCAGCATGGTAAAGATTTCATCAATAGATGCTTGGAATTGGGCAGTTACAGTGCTTTCATCAGCTGCATTTAAGTTTTCTGTAAGCGTTTCCAAGAACTGAGCAGTAATAGTCTCTACATCCGCCGCACCAAAGTTCTCTACAATCGTGGCATAGAACACGTTAATAATCGTAGCCGCATCAGCCATTGTGATGTTTTCAGTTTTACTTGTTGCAAACTGGGCTAGGATTGAGATTGTATCTGCAGCCGTAATAGGTTCTGTGCGTGAGACATTAAACTGCGCAGTCATTAAAGGTGTATCTAATTGCGTGCTGTTCTCAGTGATGCTGAACAAGAAGTTCGATGTTACCGCTAGTATATCAGCGGCTGATATAGGTTCTACACGCTCTTCTAGTGCAGCGAAATACGGCACTGGGTCATCAGCGATATTAATGTTTTCTGTTTGTGCAGGGTTAAATTGCGCTGTGATTGTTTCTGTATCCGCTGGGTTTATATTTTCAGCAATAGTTTGTCCGAATGCGCTCGTCTGTGTTGAGCTATCATCCATACCGAAGTTTTCAACAATCGTACCGATAAAATACCAGCCTCTGAGTTGAAGTCGTCTATCGTAATGGCTTCGGTTTGAGATTGCTGGAAACTCCAGACTTGTGTATTTGTATCAGCCAGCCCAATATCTTCCGTCAATGAAGCGGTATGTGCTGTCCCAGCTAGGGAAGCAAAAGGTACTTGGGCGAAGGAAGAAATACCGAACATTAGAGTTCCGCTGAAAGCTCAACATATGAACCTGCAGAATACAGGTATAGAACCCCAGATTGCCCTGCAGTTAGCCCTGAAGTCGTATAATAAGCTACAGTTCCGTCTGGTTGAGAATATGTGAAAGTTAAAGTTGTAGCATAGATTACACTCCCTGCAATCTCGAACCTAAAATAGTTTGCTCCCGAGCTAGCTGCTGGAGTAGGAGCAGTTCTCATAGTAACAGGCGTAGTTATCTTAGCTCTAGCATCTGTAGTAAGCCAATTGCTAGATACCCCTAAAGCTGTCTGATATCCTGATTGGTAGCTAATCCTGTAATAATACCTCTGACAGAGCTGGAGTTCTGTACCATAAGGTCTATAGTCAAATGATGTAGCTGTTGAGCCTTTTTCTAGTTGAATCATGGTATATCTACATTGAGTCGCTGATGTGTTATCTGCAAAAATATAAAGCATCAAGCCGTTAGCTGCGCCTGATGGTAGATTTGTAAATGTGTATGAGTACTTAGTCCATGATGAGCTTAGTGTTGTTGCCAACTGCACTTGTAATATGGCTGTAGTTGACGAAAATGTGTCAGCTGTATTGGCGTAGTCTAAGCGAACGTTCACCCCGTTAGAGCCGCCTCCACTTACAGCCTTTACCCAAAACGAAACAGTTACTGATTGACCTGGCAAATCAGCGCAATTTGCTGCTTCGATTCTTTGTACTATAGAACCTAAATTAGTTGAGGTAGTTGTAATGTCAGCAGAATACTGCGCCATCCCTGTTGGAACGTCTGTAGAACGTGTGGCAGTATATCCATTGCTTGCATTAGTCCATCTATCAGCCCAATAGTAGTTAGCGCCACTAACTGAAAAGGTAGTCCCACGTTGCCATATATTAAATGAGCCGTTCATCAGCCTGTTCTTGAAGCCAAGACTTACGCTGCTTGACCCATACTGTGCTACTTGTGCTGCTTGTGTCATATTATGCTGCCCTCGTTAATGAGCCATTAAGATATGTTGAATAGGTTGAGCCGCCATTATTATTTGCAATGTTAGATGCATTGCCGTTGTATCCATACAATTCCACATAATCAGTAGAGCCATTTAAATAGACTACAGAACTTACAACACTTATACTTTGAGCTGCACTATTAGCTACCCAATTTCCATCTTTATATCTAGACCCATTTTTAAAAATGGCAGCTATTGTTATACCTGTAGCAGTAGCAAAGTTAATTGCTCCATTTATTTGATAATACCCAGCAACTGCTGGCGTAAATCGGTTGGATGCAAAATTACTATTTGTATCAAATTCTTCTACATCTAAAGTGACTTTTGTAAATGCTCCCGCAGAAAATGTAATTATATTTCCACTTGTATAAGCACTAAAAGCTGGGCCAGTACCTGCCACGCCTGATGCTATATTTGTTTGTTGTACGGCTGCTGAATTGTTTGGGATGGCATTCAACACTGAACTTACATAGAAGCTCTCAGTTGTTACCAAGTCACCCGCTGATGCACCTTTGGCTAGAACGACAGTCGTGCCTGTTGTGGCTGTGTAATCGGCTGAACCTAGAAGCACACCGTTACGATAGACGTTGATGTAGCCTACTGTGTAAGACGGTGTTGAGAATGATGTCTGCCCTGCTGTCGCTGTGAACTCTGTCACTGTGCGGTATGCCGTTGTCGTCACGCCTGAAGCTGGGATGCCTAAGTAGCGAACAGAGATGTTGCCTGTACCGCTTGGAGGGGCGCTTGAGAAGGTTAGTGTTGTACCTGATACAGAGTATGTGCTTGGGTCTTGAACTACGCCAGTGACAGCAACCAGAACTGAAGTCGTGCCAGCAGGTGCCACAGACATAGTAAATGCGACAGTACTTCCGTTACCGTTAAAGGTATCAGTGACAAATGCCGTAGATGTAGGTTGATTGCCGATATAACTCATGCTGTGTATGTCCCTGAGCTAGTAAACTTAATAATTGTATTTGAGCCTGAAGTGGTTACTGTTGGGGAGCCAGTTGTAATACCTGTATAGAATGTGGTTGGGACTGATAAAATAACTACTCCTGACCCACCAGTTCCAACAGATGTTCCTGACCCTCCACCACCGCCACCTGTATTTGCTGTCCCTGCAGTAGCTGGGTTTCCAGAAGCTCCGCCACCACCTGTTCCTCCAGTACCATTAGTACCGTTGGCGTTCCCACCACCCCCACCTGCATAAGTTACTGAAGAACCTGTGATTGATGAAGCAGTTCCATTACCGCCATTACCACCTAACCCGCTTGTTCCAGTTCCTCCTATAGCACTAGAACCACCACCGCCACCAGCAGCTCCAGCAGCGCCACTATACCCAGTACCGCCAGCATATCCTTGTCCTGAAGTTGCTGCACCCCCAGTACCAAAACCACCGCTAGCAGCGCCACCGCCCC